CTATGCTTGTTGTAGGTGATGGCTCATTTACTACTATTGGTTTCCAAACTGATGGTAAGACTGTGAAGTTCACTACTACTCACAAGAAGCCTGGTAAAGAGATTGCAGACCTTAACGACCCTTACGGCGAGAAAGGTTTCTACTCTATCAAATGGTACTACGGCTTCATGGCATTACGCCCTGAACGTTTAGGTATCATTTGGACTAAAGCTGCTTAATTAGAGCTTTGGTTTTGGTGGCCCGTTAGCACGTAAGTGCGGTGCGGGCTGCCTCACTAATTCCCGGGAGGAACTATGAACATGAATGAAATGACATCTAAACAGATCAGCGATAAGCTAGCCGAAAACGGTATTAAGATGCACTATAATTCAAGTAGATCAAAGCTTGAGGAAGCTTTGACTAATTTAAGTAATAATGAGGATAACATTATGGAAGTACAAACAACAGATACAGGTGTGACAGAAATCACTCCAAACATGCTACAAGATTTTAAAATTAATGGTGTAGAGCTAGAAGGTCTTCGTGACCAGGACGCGATGAAGTTAATTAGAGTAGTAGTTAGGCCTAACGATCCACTTAAGTTAGATGCTAATGGTGAGATTTTTACATTTGGTAATAGCACAGCTAATCGTGGTAAATCTGTACGTAAGTATGTACCTTTCAATAATGATGAGGGTTGGCACATCCCTAATATTATCTTTGAAAATATCAAGGCTGCAGAGTGTCAGATCTTTAAGAAGACTACACGTAATGGTCAAGACTCTATGGAGTCAACTACAATTAAGGCTTATAACGTTGAGGTGTTACCTCCACTTACACAAGCTGAAATCGACAAGATTGCAATAAAGCAAAAGGCAACTAACTCAGTAGGATAACAATATGGCAATAATCAATACTTCAGATTTAACGCAAGCTAGTGGCGTAACTACTAGTACAGACGGTAAATACACTGTAACGGGTACTGGAGTATTTGATGACCTTATGGAGGCCGTTAACGCCCATCTAAGCGCCCAGTTTAGTTTAGGTAGACTAACAGGTACCGATTACGCTACGGTGTACTTAGGAGCTATTCAGAGCTCTCTACAGAACTCTGTACAGTTTGTTTTAGGTAAGCAGCAAGCAGACAAGCAAGCTGACTTACTAACTAAACAAATTGTAACTGAAGAAAAGAAAGCTACCCAACTATCTTTTCAGACAGTTAGCGGTGTCCAGTCTAGTGATGCTGACTTAGCCATTAAGCGCCAACAAGTTATTAATGAACATTTCCAGAACGGAATGGAAGTTAATGAGTATCTCTGGGAGATTGAGTATGTAGGTAATCTAGGTAATACATATACGTATGTGACTATACAGAACTTGACTGAGAATGATGTCGTAGCCTTGATGACAGCTGATCCACATGACGCAGCTTACCCTGTAGTTAACGCTGTGACTCTTAACCAGACTAACAACTTACAACATAAAGGTGTTTCATTATCAGCTACTACAATTGCTAAGACACAGGAAGAGGTTGATTTACTTAAACAGAAACGTATTACTGAGCATGCTCAAACCTTGACGGGTAATACTGATGCACAGACTATTCATGTCGACAGCATCATGGGCAAACAATCATCATTGTTTACTCAACAAGCTCAAGGTTTTGTGAATGATGCTAAAAACGCCTTTAATAGGAACGTTGCAGATATCATCAAGATGCAGATCAACACTGCTGGCGACTTTGATGCAGATATGTACCTGGATGTAGGGCATTTACTCGACATCTACCCTGATGATGCAAATGTAGCCCCTTCGTCTAAGGAAACATCTGACACTGTAACCACTGCATAACTTAAAGTTATGGGATGGAACCCTTTTAAAACTACTAGAACTTATCAGTACTGGAATGTAGTGACTACACCTCTAACGGATGATGCTCTTCCTGATGGGTATCATGACTTTGCAATTATTAATGAAGCTGTTAATGGCATTGACTACTTTAAGAGTTTAGAATACCTAGAATATAATGCAGGCAGTAGACGTAAATATAGACAGTTAACTAAGAAGTTCGCTACTAAGGATTACTACGAGGGTTTTGCTGAGATTAACATAGGTAACAACTATGTCCCTGCTAGCTTAGTTAAAGCTAGAATTAATCCGAGCAACCCTAGTGCAGTAACTATTCTTAATAGCTCTGTTATTGACTTAGATTATGCAGAGTGGGTGTCTGCCTATTTAGTTAATGAGTTTAATCTAGATACCTCTACAAATACATTTAGAAGGGACAACGTAGAGTTCTATGTAGATCTCACTACAGCTGATGATGTAGCTAACACTGTTGAGGTTACTAACACAGTAACAAGTAATTCTTATACACTCGACTTACCTCCAGAGCCTCTAGGCTCTGCTTACAATGTTACTTACACTGTAGATATAGCTACTCCAGATGGGCCTAAAGCATCCTCTACACGTACTTGGACTTATGATATAGGTTCAGGGGTATACCCAGAACTGGATACGTATACTACTCTTCCGGAAAATGACCCTACGGTATTTCAGATAATGCCACCACTAGATATACGCAGAGATGGTAAATACCTCCATGATGATGAAAATAGACATAAGGATTATGATGACTACGCAAATTTCTTAGGAATTAACTCTAAGGATCTTGCTGAAGCTTTTGCAGAGCACCCTGATATGGATAAGTTAGATCATGTCGCAGTTAGTCAAGGAGTAGACCTAAAAGCTAAAGATAAGCATAGCTTAAAATACTGTATAGAATTTATTACTAAGCTTAAAGCTTTAGCCGATACACATACCTTTAACTATGAAGTAGATGGTGCTAATGACAATATCGTAGGCAGTTTCAATACTAGATCTACTAGAGGTTTTACAGTCGAGCAAGATATAGACAGTCTTCCTGTATATGTCATGGAACAGAGTAACGTAGCCACAGAGCTTATAGATGTAACAGGAATAGATTTAATTGTCTCCTTCGATGAATCTGCATATGGTTTAAGGTACTCTCATATTGACATACAGCACCATAGTAAAGCTGATGTAGACTCTAATAGTGTATTAAAAGGGGTACGTGAGGATCCTATTAACTTACGGGAGTATGGTAGGTTACAGGGGCCAACTACATATAAGTCTATACAAGGGACCCTTGATCTAACATCAACTATAACAGGTATTGATATACCTGATGAGATACGTGATTTCCTGAATATAGCCTATGAAAATGCGTTGAATGCTACAGTATCTACTATGACTTACTATAAGATCAATGCAGATGGTAGTGTAGATAGTTATATGATAGTTAGCCCTGTTATAACACACTATGTTAGAGACGTTCAATCACAACAACACAAGATAGTATACATAGACCTAACTTCAGATGACGGAGGTGTATATCTACCCTTAGATTGGCGTATTATTAAGTCCTATAATAACCAAGCAATGACTTCTATAGCTACTAGTAGCTTACACCTAGAAATGTATTATGCATTCTGGGAACAAAAGGAAGAGTGGGATTTTCAATTTATTATCCTCGTGCTTACTATTATAGTAATAATACTCTCTGCAGGTACAGCCGCCCCCGCTGCGGGAAGTGCGAGTGCGGCCGCTGGAGGAGGGGCAGCTACCGCAGGAACAGCTTACTTAAGTGCTACTGCTGCCACGTTAGCAGCTACATTAGGTATAACTGTGTCTACCGCTTACGTAATCATAGCAGTTGTACTCTTAGCTTCTATGGGAGTATTTGGTGAAGATTACGTAGTCTTAGGCCAGGTAGGTATGTTGCTGATTACTATGGGTACCAGTGGTTCTACTCTAGGTGCTAATTCGTATACAGCTATGCTAGCTTTAGATGTAGTAAACATTATGAACACTTACAAAATGCAGCATCTTATCAGTGATGCAGAGCAAATGGCTTCAGCTACTATAAGCCAAGGATTACTAATAGAGGAGTTGCAAGATGACCTAGATGCTGAGTATGAAGCTTCTGGTTACTACTATAGTGCGATTAATAGACGCTACGTTCAACAAGGTTTACTTAATATTCAGAAGGTAGATACTTTCGATCCTATGCCTTCTGCACAGTACTTCCAGAGGGTATTGAAAACAACTTCACCTAGACACACTTATAGACTACAATACAATTACACATAATAGGAGACCAATTATGGCATTCAATCAAAACAAATTTAATAATTATTGGGGCGGTACGAACGCTAACGCCTTACAATTAGCAAACAGACAACAATTTATGGGGTTAGGGTCAGATCAAAACTCATTCCTGGATGGCAGCTTTGTGGATAGTAATAGTTTAAACCAAGACTTTGATTTTGGGTTCAATAAGGGTACACTTGACGCAGGTACAGCAGCATTAGGTTGGTGGCAGGGTATGGAAGCTACCAAAGCAGCTGAAAAACGTAATCGAATTACTGAACAACAGTTAGCTCAAAATGCTAAGTCTTTTGATATTAATGCAGGCTTACAGTTAGCTACTATACGAGAGGTCGAAGATAAACGTAATGCTCACGCTGGTGGTTTCTTAAGTGAGAGCCAACGTTCAAACAGATTCAGAGATTATGATTTAGAAAAACTTAGTGTAGCTAATACTTAGGAGTAGTTATGTATAACTGGAAGAATGTACAGTACGCAAATAGCTCAGGCATTCTTAATGCTATGAATGATTCAGATAAGTTGGCTAACGCAGGTAGACAGCAAATTTTAGACTCTATTACAGGCTTCGGTGACGACTACTCTAAGTTACAAACAGATAAAGCTACTGCAGCTATTATGGGTGCAAATACCCAAGAGGAAGCTAAAGCTCTATACACTGACTACTCTACACAAGGCAATGGTTTTATAAATAATGATACTTTAGGTCAGTCATTTAAAGAACAAAATCAAACGTTTAGAGACATAGCTACACATGAAGACTTGTTAGCTTCTAATTTACAAGCCCGTGAACAAACAACGCAAGCTATGCAGATTGCTGAAGAACAACGAGCTATATCTCTAGAGCAGTTAAACTTAGATGCAGAAGCTACAAAACAAACAACTGTAAATGCAAAACAATCTAATTCGATTAGGGCTGAACAGAGACCTTATTTATTAGATAAGCTTAAATTAGATAATAAAGCAACAGACCAAAAAGTCTTAACTGCTATGCAAACGTACAACTACAATAATAAAAAGAATCCGTTGGAGTTAGCCAAATTTCTTGTAAATATAGATCACGATAAACTAAATTTAAGTCGTGATGAAATTAAAAAAACTGCAGAAGTCGCACAAGTAAATAGAGAAAATTTTGTTAATGCTAGTTTATCTGGTCTGACGGAAAATAATAATTACCAGAATGCAGACATACTTAAGCAACTGACACAGGGAGCAGTAGCTACAGGCGTTAAAGATAAGGCATTCTACAATCAACTTAATGCGTACAAGTTAGACCACCTAAGAACAACATCGCCTAAATTTGATTTAGGTAGTGAAAACATTACAGAACAAGATCTTATGGAGGGTGTTAGGTTAATAAATGAAGCAGCAGCTAGTTTTCCTGGTGCAGATACTGAAGCTAGAAAGATGTTTGTTAACCAACTTATGGAAGACTCAGGTCTTAAATCAATTAAGTCACGTTTAGACGCTGTTAAGACCTTCGATAAATACAAGAAAGAAAAGGCTGTTGATACATTTGCAGAGATTGAGGTTAAAAAAGCTGAAAATCGCGCTAAGAATGGTGTTTCAAACTGGGGTTCTAGTAATAAGCAATGGGATAAATCTAAGACTATTGATTTCTTCACTAAAAACTACGCTACTGTTTCTAATGAATGGTCTCCAAATGCTAGCCCAATAACTAAGTTCTTTGAAGTTCTAGATAGAAACCTATTCGCTGTTAGAGCTGGACATGTTGAAGAAACTGTAAAAGATGGTGTTACCACTCCAGGTGATACTCAGTACACTGTAGCTGAGAGAAACAGAGCTTACTACATCTTAGCTAACATTGTTAGATTTGATGAAGCTGGTGCAGATGAGTTCCATCTAGGTGATCAATCAGGTGATTCTGGAAATACACTAGTACCAGGTGGTGAAGGTTCTATCAGCGATGTCGCAAGAAGTGATTGGGAAGATATCCTAAGAGCTAATGGCTTTAAACGTGATAGTGAGGTTAACAAGGCATCTACAGGCAGCTTACAAAACTATTATAAAAGATTCAACTCTAATTAAAAATTTCAACTAAGGACATAACATGGCTATATATGCTGGCGAAGACCAATTTAAAGGCTTCGATGAAGTTATACGTAAGAAACGTAGTGATATAGCCAAAAAGTCAAAAGAGAAACAAGAACGAATAAGCCAAGGCAATGTCCCATTCTTAGATGAATGGAATACTACTAATGCTACGTTTGATGACATGGCAGGCAAAGGTACTGATGCTGACTCTGGATATCTAACTACAGATGAAGGTGTTTCTTTCGGTGCTCGTGCTAATGATATCGATACTGCAGAGCACAGTGCTTACCGCAACGAATCTACATTAAGACCCTACCAAAAAGAACACTACGCTAGATTATGGGACATAGATGTTAGCCAAGTTAACAGTGCTATGGTCTATGAGATGGGTAAGAAAGCAGACGTTAAGTTCAATGCTTTAGCTACAGAAGGTCAAGGTGTTTATGACGCTGAAATGGGTGTTGTGGAACGCTCAGACTATGAAGGTATGGAGCCTCAATGGTACCTACCTGAAGTTGATGTTTCATACGATCCAAGTGATATGAAACGTGCCGGTTCTAAGCGTGTAAAGAGTACATTATCTAACCCAGAAACAGGTGTAGATTTATACGCTGCTATGAATACACCTGAGTTTAATACCAGATGGTTCGACAACAACGATAAACAAACAGCTATTCGTGAATCGTATGAAGCTACGAATGGCAATAAGTACGAAGAGTTTAAGAAGGGTTACGATATACCCACTGTTGCATCAAAGCGTATGCTCGATGTAGACAAGAGAGCTAGTTACGCACGAGCTATGGGCACCCCAATGCCTGAAGAACAAACTGCAGAGATTCCCAAAGATGTTAAGGCAGCTGGTAGAGACGGGCAGGTTAATATAGTAACTGGTAAGAACAGTTTCTCTGTTTACTACCCAGCACGAAAAGACAAAGTAGGTTTCTACAAAACAGAATTAACACTTGAAGAAGCTCGTTGGTACAAGCAAGAAATTGAAGCTAACCCAGATGCAGAAGCAGATGTTAACTCATGGACAAATGTAGGTAACGAACTAGCTTCAGGCGGAGTATCTGTAAATCAAGGATTCAAAAGAGCTCTAGATGATGGACCACTAACAAAGTTAGAAGGTGTAGATCAATGGAACCAATTAGTAGGTACACACACTAACTGGTGGCAATCCCCACAGAATAGAGATTTAAAAGCGCTAGGCCACACCGGTGACTCCAAGGTCATTACTGAAAACGATGTGATCTCTAAAGAAGACCAAGCTAACCATAGAGCCATTGAAACTAAATTGGCATTAGGTGATCAACTATCAGAAGATGAAATACTGTTCAGTCAACAACCTAAGTTTACTTACTTATCAAGCTTAGACTCTAAAGTAATTAACAGAGTAGCTAGAGACAATAAGTCATTAGCTAAAGAAGCTGAAGCTGCCAGTAAAGTTAACCGTAGACAGTCAGGATTTGAAAAGAAAGTAGCTGAGAAGATTTACGATGATAGTGGTTGGGATTACTTAGTATATTCTTTACAGAATCGTAAAGTATCTGCTGTACATAGCTTAGTTGAATCTGCAGCATTCATGGGTGAATTAATGATCCCTTATGTAGGTGTAGCTGCTGCTATTGCATCTGCGCAAGAGAACTTCAAGCGTGAGTACACAGACATACATGGTGAGGTCCCAGAGGGATCTGATTTAGCATTATTAAACTCTATGGCAGTAGTTAGTATCGCTGCAGAGAAATTGGGTGTTAAAGCCATTACAGGCAGGCTTCCAAACCTGACTACATGGGTAAGTGAAATAGGTATTAAGAATCCTCTAGTATCTATGGTAGTTAAACCTGTTGCAGCAGTACTTGTACCTGCGACTATTGAAGGTATTTCAGGTCTAACGTCTACTACTGCTGAGACTATTGCTAAGCATGGTATCCAGGAAGACGGTAGTGTAGTAACACCTACTGGTTTTGAAGCTAGTGAAGGTTTCGTTAATGAAGCTATGGGTGGTCTTTCAATCTCAGCTCCGGTATCTGCAATTAAAGCAGCTAAAAACACTATCTCACCTAGTCTTAAGACTACGGTAGACAAGATAGCTAAACGTGCTGAAGTATTAAAAGATGAGACACTAAGTGACAAGCAAAAAGTTAACGTTGAAAAGTCTAGAGATAAGTTAGTCGATAAATTAATTTCCAAACGTGGCGATAAGATAAAAGCATTTCAACCTAAGTATGGTGATGCTAGAACTGAGTGGATGGATATAGACGCGTATTTAGACGAAATAAACGTATTAGCTATTGCAGAGAAGTCTTTAGATAAAAAAATCCTAGACACTACCCATGTAGCTAATCTAAGTTATGCTTTATTGGAGACATTAAAGCAAGGTAATAGTCAGACAGACATTGACTTTAGGTTAATTAAAGGCCTCGAGAGAGGTATCAAAATGTATGAGCAGCAGATTGAGCTTGATAGAGCTCTTGCTACTGCTGGCAACTTTACATCAGCGAATGCAAAATCAGTAGACACAGTAAATGCAGCCAAAGAACGTGTTAGATCCTTTGAGCAGGATAATGCAAATATTAATATTAAGTACACTACTGAAGACTTTCAAGAACGTATTGATAAAGAGCCACATAAAGAGGGTTTATTCACTACTCAACGTGACGAACATATTGCTACAATCAAAGAAGATTTACAGCAAGCTCTAGACACTATCGGCGAAAACATCGAAGTGGGTCTTAAAGCAAAAACTGACACTGTCCAGAAGTCTAAAGAGACTAACAGGCTAAACTTTTCAGCTGTAACTGGAATGGATGTTAAATCCACGGATTACAACCCATACACTTCTGTGTTAACTATATTAAGTGAAATGGATAACAATAAGGCTATAGGTGCTGACACTGCCATTAGCTTGTTAAAGCACCACAAGAACCTTAAGACAGTTGTTGCTGGAATGAAAAGAGAAGGCAAAACAGACGCTGATATCCAAGACTACGTAGATATCCTAGATGAATCACAATATGTGTTAGAAGATATAGCTGCTGAACAGGTGACACGTTTAAAAGATGGTTCTGCCGATAAACTAAATCCTAATGACTATGTACTTCAATCACTAAATATCAATGAAATTGATGTTACAGCCCTTGATGAACTTGCAAATAAATCTGAAGAGCTTACTACTGAACAACAGGCTTTATTAAAGTCCCAAAAGAAGCGTTTAGATTTAGATAGTAACCGTGATAAGACTACTGAAATAGTTAGTCATGAGATTATAGATGCTGAATCAGGTATTAATCAAAGTTTCGACATGTATGCTAATCAGGCAGACGAAGGTACAGCAACTAAGCGAGTACTTAATCGCTTAGATAATTTTGTTAAACACATGAATACTAAGGCTGAAGTTCTAACTAAAGCTCTAGAAACTTCTAAAGAAGATGGCGTTGCTATTGTTTACGTTAACAAGACTGATTTAACTGCTGAACCTCTTATTATGAGAGATGGTGAAGCACTTCCTAAAGATGTTGTATTGACAGATGCTCAGGACTTTAATAAATCTAAAAGTCATTACGCCATATCTCAAACAGATACAAACAAAAAGTTTCTTTCAGATTACAGTAAACCTTTTGTAGAGTCCGTACAGAATGAAGCAGCCTATGGTATGGCCACTCAAGAAGTGATTACACAGGTTGTCGCAGCTAAAGAACAAGTTAAATTAGATCCTAATAACTACACATCTGCTGATGAAGCCAGTATTACAAACCTGTTAAAGGAACAAAAAGATAATATAGGTAGTTTAAGTGACATAGGTAAAGCTAATACAGAATCTAGTAACTCTGATAATGTAAATGACGTTGATAAGATAGTAGCAAATACCTCTAATAAAGGTAAAGTTGAAGACGAAGCCGGGCAGACGGAGTCTGTAAAGGATGAGACTTCTAAAAGTGTGGAAGAAGATACTATTATGTTCGGTACTGATCCTGAAACTTCTACAGCCAAAGGTATTAGTAAAGATTTAGCAGCAGCTGTGACTATTAAGTACGTAGATAACATTACTTCATCTGTTGATGGTAAACGACGTATTGGTGCGCAAGCAGATAGAAAGAATAACCAAATACTTATAGATAAAGCTGAGCTTAAAGCTACATTTGATAGAAAGGCTTGGACTAATCCTAAGATGGAAGGTGTTACCCCGTATGCTGAAGATGCGTTTAAGACGTATGAAGAATGGGAAACGTTTGTTGTAGCTCACGAAAGGGCCCATTTCACTGAAGCTAATTTAAAACGCCCTCAAGGACATAAAAGGGAAAACCATGCTAATGCTGTAGCTATGCGTGAAGTTACCCGTATGCGCAAAGCTGTTAAGACTAAGTCAGTAACTAAAGCTAAGCCTGTCCCTGTTGTACAACAAGAGTTAGAATCAGAAGTAACCTCTGAAACTTTTGTAGTTGGTTTAACTGGTGACACTATCTTGTCTAATAACATACAAGAATTTGTCCCTGTATTTAAAACCAAGGGAGGCAATGCTGCTAACTTACTTGAAGTTAAAGATAAGAAACGGGAAGTGGTACGAGTATTTACTCCTACAGGTGAAGTAACAGCTGACACTATTAAAACGCAAGCAGAAAATGCAGTGGCTAAAGTCAATGAAACCAGATTATCTAATAATATGGAGCCTATTGTTGCTAGCCCAGAGTATATTGAAACATTAACTGAAACTTTCAAACAGTTTAAGGAAATCTATAAGACAGCTAATTTAGATTCTAAAGGCAACAAGAAACCTATCAGGCACAAAATTAATGAAGAAGAGGGTGTTAGCTCCAGTAATATATTAAACATATTACATATTGTTGACCCTAGAGGTGTTGAGACTTTACCTGATGAGGTATTGTTTGCTTTAGCTACACAGGCACTGGCTTTCATTAGTACAGATGCTTCTGCTATTAAAAATTTAGATGACGTAATGGTTAAGCGCGTACTAGGATTAAATCAAAAAGACAAATTGACTAACCAAGAAAGATCCACCATTAAAATGATAGGTATACCTATTTATATGATGCACACAGACATAGGTGCAAACGTGCTTAATGCTCTAAATGTCAAAGCTGTAAATAAACGTAGTGAGGAACTTAAAGACTACCCTCTATCGCCACTAGAATTACAAGATACTTTATCTAATGCCTTAGGCATCTTAGCAATAACTTTGTTATCTCAAGTAGATGCTTCAAGCATTCTACCTAAACGTATATCTAAACAAGCTAGCTCTCAACCGTTTGTTATATTAAGACATGGTAAACCTGTCATCAAAAAACGAACAGAGGGTAATAATGTATTCCTTGGTGATAAAAATGTAAATACTATTCAATCCAATGCTAAACCAAAAGGTATCAACCCTAAAGAACATGCTGAAGCTTTAAAATTCTTACGAGGTGAGGTAGAGCATTTAGAAGCAATTACAGGAATGGTGGTTAGTAAGTCGGGTGTGTATTCTGAGCCATTAAAAGAAGTACAAACCAAGGTAGCCGGAAGCTTATCAGCAGTATCAACTGCAGATCAAAAATTGATACGCAAACTACAAGATACCCCACAGACAGGAATGAAAGGCCCATTACGTCTATGGCGAGCACTATCTATAAAACAGAAGGAAGATATAGCCGGTGTAGTGAATAAAGATAGTGAACACTGGGATCGAAGGGACTCTTTTGAAGCAGCTAATTCAGCATTAAGAGCTGAAATTGAAGCTATGGATGAGTATGCTGATGGCATATTCTACTACAAGTACGGCGTACAGAAGCAAGGCCGTATGATGATTAAGAGTGCAGGTATTAATCCGATGAATAGTAAGATTCATAGACACTTAGTAGCAGCACTATCTAACCCTACTGTTGTAGATACACCAAGATTGCGTAATGCATTTAAAGTTGCAGTAGCAGCTGCATTTGGAGCACCTATTGATAAACAGAGCGCAGTAACCTCAATTAGATTCTTTAATGAAGTATACGAGAATCCTGTTGTTGAAGCTGCGGTAGAGGTATTTAAGAATAATAGCGCTACAGATGTTGAGATACGTGAAGCTGTTATGTCAGTGCATAACCTAAAGGATGATAAAGGTAAGCCTGTATTCGCTAATAAAGTACATTTGATTGAAGGCTTAGCTGGCTTAGCTGATTACCGTCCTGGAGCGTCTACCCAATTCACTACTGATATGACTGCTGAGATAGATGGCATTACTAATGGTTATGCTATTGCATTATTACAGTTCGGTGGACATAATTTAATGGCCAGTCTACAGCGTGTAGGTGTTTACGATGCTAAATTAGGTACAGAATTTGGTGAATGGATTACAGACCCAGAAAACTTAGACGTGTACCAAGAACTAGCTAAATCTATGAATGATGCTAGGGATGTTAGTGCTATTGCAAACTTCCAACTGGAAGCGATGCTAAAAGCACAAAAGAAAAATAAAGACGCAGGCCTATATAAAGGCAAAATCTACGATAGGATGACCAAAAATGCAGAACTTAAAGTAAATGTATTACATGCATTAGAGGAAGTTCATGGAGAGATTCTCAAAGATGGTACATTGACTGACTTTGCCAGAGATCTGGCAAAAGACCCACTAATGACTACTAACTATGGTGCAGCCCTAGCGTCTGTTCTACGTAAAGTATCAGCATCAGCAATGGATGGTTTACTGGACAAGATGGCTGCGATACAAAGAAACTTTAATGATGGAAATACCGAAGAGGCCTCTAAAGATGCCCAACGTTTAGATAATGCTATAAGCGAACTTCGTGGTGGAACTGCCAAACTGGGTTTTGTTGAAATTTTAGAAAAAGGAAACCTAGATGCAACGTTAAACGTTACTGAACCTTCAGGTAAGAGTACTGAGCACACCCGTACTAACGAAAAAATATTACGTGAAGTACAAGAGGGTATTGAATTCGTTTACGGTCCTATGATGGATGCTGGTCTTAAATCTTTACTAGGTGATCCTGAAGATAAGAATAGCATGATGGGTAGACGTACAGAATTAGGTAATGCTTTTGAGTGGATATACTTCTTTTATCTCGATGCCTATGAGGAAAAAGTTAAGGCTATTCGTGACGCTTCAGATACTAATAAAATCAGCCCTGAACAAAAACGTGAAATAGCACGTAGCTTACTAGGCACTTACTACCCAAGGTATAAAGGCCCAGTACATCAATCTGATACAGAAGCAGATTCTTTTATTGCTATGATTTCGCAGAAGAAATCTCCGGATGCAGAATCACGTATACCAGTTAAGCTGGGGCATTATGTGTATGAGCACACTACAAGTGCTGACGGCGTTATGACTCTTGACCAAACTAAAACTAGCCGTCTATCAATGTCAGCCCCTTCTGTTAATACTGACCCAGCAAGCGGCGGTTCTAAAGTACAAGCTAACGTTATTCAGAATTTAGATGCGCATCATATAGCTGCTGTATCTATGCGCTTTGAATTCCTGTCATTGTATGATGCTGGACAGTTCTCAATATCTGATTTAGATAAGGGCAGTAAAACTTATAATGATGACTTCATTAAAACCAATTTAGAGAACAATGTTTTAGGTGTTGTGTTGGAGGAGCTTAAAGCAGTTGCAGCTCTAGCGCTTAAAGAAAATAGGATAAAGAGGGCTACTGATGCGTACCGTGAAAAGTCCCACCAGGCTGTTAACACAGGTAATCTTAAAATTAGGTATTCACTCAATATCAACAAACAAATTAAAGCATTAGATTATGCACATCAAGGTGCATTGAAAGACCTACAAGAAGTTAAAGATTTGTTTGCGAAAAACGAACTAGTTGTTAATCAAATGAATTGGGCAGACCTAGGGAAAGTAAAGACAAACAATGGTAGTTTAGGTTCAAGCAACGAAAGCGCTTCAGCTGAGATAGAACAGACTTTTAGTAGGAGCTCGATAAGCCACCTTACACAAGATATCTTTGACAATCTTAATGATGTGTTTAAGGACAATTATTCGTCCCCTGAAGCGTCCAGAGAACAACGTGAGCACCTAGAACGTATCTTACAAAAGTTTATTATTCCTAGTGCTTCAATTCTTGATAGCACATCTGTTGAGGTGATTACACGTAAGACTGATAAATCAGGTGGTGAGTATAATCCTGTAACAGGACATGTTGAAGTTAACATTGGAAGATTTAAGCCAAAGTCATTTACACAACAGACACCTCAAGAGGTTTATATCCATGAGCTTATACACGCTATCTCATATCGGGTAATTAATACTGATACGAAGATTAGAGGTGATCTAGATAGATTACATCGTGAAATGAGTAAAGAAGTTACTTGGGAAGACTTTATGCACCCGGAAGCCTCAGCTGATATAAAGGCGGAGGAAAAAGCAGCGAAAGAGCTTTATGATTATTTATTTGGTGATAAAGGTAAAACGAAGCACGCACCTTACGAATTTCTAGCCTATGCTTTAACTAATCCAGGCATGATACGTAAGCTTAAGAGTACTGAAGCTAAAAGACATACTAGCGATGAGTCCACAGGTTTACTACAACGATTCTTTAATTTACTAAATAGAATACTGACCTCTTTCCAAGAAAATATGTTCGAGAATAGAAAGCACAGCGCTACTGTTCATGACCAGATAACTAATTTAGCTGAAGAGATTGTGGCTATTAATACTGATCGCCGTAATGCATTATCTAGATACCTGTTTAGAAAGGGTGTATCAGCTAAACATAGTGCAGCTAACCAAAAGATTATTGATTTCCAAAATTTAGTGATTAATAAAGGCATACCTAAGTTACATGAAGTAGCACAGAGACGTAGAGATGAGCTAAAAGATAAAATTCTACCTTCAGACAGCCTGTTCTCTAAAATTATTAGAGGTGTGCTAGTTAACGTACCACTAGCAGCACTACACCTAACACCTAAAGAGATGCGTAGATACATAACTAATGCACATTATGTATTTAAAGGTGAGATAGCTAAGACTATGCGATCTGTACTCCGTGAAGTTGCAGGGATAACACCACAAGAATTTTTGGATATGGTATTAGAGTCTAGGCAGGCTGTTGATGCTAACAGAGCCCAAACTAAAGAGTCTATAGCTAAGATCTTACGTAATAGCTTTATATCAGACACAGAGCCTACAGAGCTAGAATTAGAGGCTATGACTTTGTTATTATTAAAAACAGATGCTGTTTCATTGCTTGATGAAGGTAAGTACAGCATGGAGCATATTGTTAAATTAATCGAAGACCCTAAAAAGCTAGCTTCAGCTATTAATATATACGAGAAGCTTCTTGGAACTGCAAATAATTCTTTCTACCGACTAGAAATTGATGGGTTATCTGACTACATGGTTTTCGGTGAAACTGAAACAGCACATCAGTACTTGAATGCTTACAGTATTACTTTAGATCCTAAAGGTGATACTAAAGATGAACATGCTATTGACATATTAGCATCGCTACAAGCAATACAGAAGACTATTAACAATAGTAAATCAATGCAAGAATCATTAGTAAATCTTGCTAAACGTGAAATGGATGTTGATAAAGAGTTTAATGGCTTTACCGAAATGTTATCACAACACAGATCATTTAAACAAGAAGCAGTTATAGAGTTGTTTGGTAAAGATAGAGCTTTGATGGATAAGGGATATATCACAGTGATTACGGATACAGACACAGACATCATTGTTGAACCTTTATACGTACCAGAGCTAGATGGCAATGGTTTCCCACGTACTGATTCTAATGGTAACCCTAAGATGATTGACAATGCAGCCATACTTAAACGTAAAGGTTACAAGATGGTTGAGACTTTAAAAGGTATCAAAGGCATTGATCAAGTAGAGTTGGCTTTATTTGTGGGAACTAATATTGTAGAAACTCCACGAACCAAAGGTATTAACTCAGTTACTGCGCGCAAAGCTAAGGGTACTTCACTTAAATCTATTATTGCTAGAAATCCAAAGTATGAAGGTATGATCAAAAAAGTGCTTAGTGACTTCTTCATACAAGAAAACAAAAAAGAAACAAAGCAGCTTAAGACAGGTCAACGCACTGGTAAGAAACAACTTATACCAATCACTAACTCCAATAATGAAATTGTAGATTATAGAGTTAGCATGTCACATGCTCTAGTTAAACAGCATTTAAACCAAGATATGAATAGTATTGAGATACTATCTTCAATGTTTATGCGTAAAGCAGACAAAGCAGCTACACTTAAAGTGAATGCTAGAAGTGTCCAGCTTATGATGGCTGATGCAGATAAAAATCGTACGACTAAGAATGCTAAGAAATGGGTAAACATCTTTGATGGTGATCATAAAGAGGAATACTTTGATACATTACCCAAACAAATGCGTTATGATATTGAAAAAAATATTACGTATAACAAAGAGGGTGGAAAAGAGTTTTGGGTTCAAGAAGGCTTGTTGGACACAATATTTGGCTACAAGCATAGAACCTTGATGAATTTACCTCTGATTAGAGATACACATGCTGTACGCAGAATCACGGGAATAGTAGAGAAAGCTATCAAGGGCTTAGTTAAAACAGCTGTTGTAGCCATCGTTGTTAAAATTCCTATGGTAATTCGTGAGAACATTACGAGTAATGTTATTGCAAGTATAGTTCATGGTATACCGCCTACATACTTAACTAAGCATATAAACAGAGGTTGGCAAGATTTAGAAGCTTACCGTGATAATATGGAGGAACTAGCTGAACTCCGTCACAGAGTAGCAGCTAGACCTGAGTTGGCCACTAAACCAGCTATCATCAAAAAAATGAAGCAACTAGCAAGTGACGTTAATACCAGTGATATGCACATGTTTATGAGTTCAGGCCTATTTTCAAGTATTACAGAGGATATACATGGATTTGACATGCAAACCCGTTCTAAGACAGGAAAGTGGATAAAAGACAAAACAGGCGTAACAGTACCTAAGTCCATATCAAATGTAATTAGTATGGCGTACATGTCACCTGATAGTAAGTTGGGTAAATCAGCCATGCATGCAACACAGATATCTGATTTTCTATTTAGATACGCTATGTATAAGCATAAAACTGAACAGCAAGGTGCATCACACACAGAAGCTTGGAGTCTAATCACTAGATTATTCGTAAACTATGATCAGCCTATGAATCGTAATATTCAATATATGAATGACCTAGGAATTATCATGTTTGTTAGATACTTCTTAAGAATTCAATCAATGGTTACGAATTTAGCTAGAAAAGAGCCGTTGAACTTAATGGCTTACTTAGCTACTGAAGTGGCTCTAGATGCAGACTTTGCTGATATAACAGATTCCTCAATACTTGGAGGTAAGTTATTACCTACTGATGGTGGAATAGCTAAAATCTTAAAAGAAGTTATTATTCCACCAGCATGGGAAATCAGTATGGGTGAGGGTTGGTAAGTTAGTGTTTTGAGTCTTCATTTAAGACTCGTATAGTTACGTAACTAGCTAATACAATACCTATACCTATCACTATAGGGATGGCAATCGCTGCTAATACAATGCCAGCGATCACTACCCCAGATAACAAAATTGTGAACAGTAGTAGCTTAACGTGTTCTAACCAGTTACTCACTACACACCTTTCAGGCGATCACCAAATGGTGAGTCCGTCTTCTGGGTGCTTTCAGTAGTATCTATTGGGTTATGATTAGTTGATACGTTATCCACGACACTAATATCAGCTGAGGGTTGACCACCCTTAACAGCTTTAATAGAAATATCTAACTCTGTAGTATCTGTAGCGATATTACGGTGAGTTAGATACTCGCGGATAGCAGTATGAAGATCATGTCTATTTAAACTAATTTTCATACCTAACCCCTTAACCGAATAGTTTTTTAGTGCCTGCTGCTGGAGTAGCTACAGAATCTTTAACTTTTTTAGAACGGTCATGAGTTTTACCTGCATTAGCCGCTGTCCACGTTTCAATAAACTTAGCTTCAGTATCACCTTTAGCTTTTTCCATTACGGATAAGCCAGTGTCAGCATAAAAGAATTGTGAGATTACATTTACTTCACGAGTTTCAGGTAAGTCAACGTATTTACCAGTACCATCATTACCGCGCTTATTCTCGATACGCTTAATAATACCAACTTTAACTTTTTTACCAATTAGGTTAGTCATTACATGTTCTTTAGCAGTAGGCATCTCTTTTTTAGCATCAAAGTTGTATATGTTGATTGTTTTAGCTTCAGATGCATTAGCTGCGTCTTCTAAAGTTAAATCAATAGCAGACATACAAAGGTTTAAACCTTGTGTATATCCAGGCAATGGGCGTTTAGTGCCTTTAGCATCAATGTATGTAGATTTCTGACCTTTTAGTTCACCTGAAGTGATCCATAAAGTTTCTTTCATCTTCTTAGTGCCATTTAACAAAGTTACATGTAAGCCCATAGCTCCACCTTTAGACTCGTCTAAGTATGCCATGTCCACGATACAATCGTATACACCAGAGTCCCACGTAAATGAACCACCACCAACGGTATCTTCATCTAATTTAACATCATCATCAATTTTTAGGTTTCCAAAATTCATAATATTTTCCTTTTTGTAATTGTTGTCGATAATAGAAAACCATAAAGTTGACAACATACTCTATAGCGTTTTAAATTAATTTCTTACAAAGGGTTCGGAGAACCCTTAGTTATAGTTTGGTGAGAGTTTGTACACACTAGTACTCTCAAACTAGCTCTTAACAAGGAGTTGGCCAACAGGACCGACGTACTTATGTGTTCTTAAATTAGAGGCTCCATATCGGAGTGAGCCAGGCCGTCAACTTTGCTTTATGCTCCTGAGAGTTAAAAGAAAGGGGGGTATGTTTTACAGCATCTTAGGAAACATACGAACCTTCATTAAGGTGGGAGAGTGTAAATGAAAGTAATCCACTCGGAACCTTGGCTTAAGTGGTTACTTATACGCACGGTAGCAACCTTTACCGTCTTATGAACCTGGCCCTAGGAAGTTTAGTCTTCGGGCTAGAGATGGCGTATTCATCTTCAACTAATGTGTTAACATTCTCAGCATGTAGGTGGGCTCTATTCCTCAAGAGTAAACCCTCCCAAAGACGTTTCACCATCTACATACCGAATTTAAAATATAAAGCCTAAATTATGTAATCCTTGTACTTTATATTGTTGTAGTAAATCTGTAGTTTTGCGTAATAAACACCTTTCTAAGTAATGTACGTATGACTTAGTGTAATCGTTTCCACCTTTTGCTGCTCTATCTGCATAGTCTTCAGCTAGTGCTTCGCATAATTCTTCTCTAGATAAGTTTTTCATAATCTACTCTTGTATTGGTAAAAACTCACATTGGATTCTTGGGGTGTTAGACCAAAACATACGGGCACGTAACATTACTACCTGCCTGTCATCTAAATAATATTTCCCGTTTAAGGAATCCATTATGGCTTTACAGTAATTATCAATATCTGCATTATTATCACAATATTTACCCAGTTTCGACTCTTTTTTCTTTTTAGACCACGACATAGGGATCTTAACAAAGAAGTCTAATTTAGCGTATACGTTGTTCTCTAAAGGTACACAATGTATATCACTTTTAGCTATTTCCATAGCTGCTTTGAATTCTGTATATTTCTTTGGGTAGAAGGTAGACCATCTAGTCACTCTAGGTCTTGCTGCTGGTACAGGTGTTACATGAAATACTACTTTCATTATTGGTAATCTCCTCAAGAATTTTTAAGCTATCTTGAATAGGATACTCTTCTTCCCAAACGTCTGCAAGAATAATTCCTACATCCTCATCAAACATATCTTCTGCAGATATACAATATTGTTTACCTGTACCGTCTGGCCAACAGAATTTGCCTTTGTTCATTTTCTTCCCGCTTAAGCTTACGCAGCTTTTCTAATAAGTTATTTTGTCTAGCTTGTCTATCCCAATAATCCTCAGGAAGTTCTAGTAGATTGCTCATTAGTATTTGTTTTTGTAAAAATATTTTGACCAAACGACTACACCATTACGTTTAATAACAACTGACTCACAGTACTGATTAGCACCGCGTTGCTCTGCGTAGCGTGTGTATACAAAACAATCTCGTACAGTAGGACATAAAAAAGTACCACCGCCACCATATGATTTAGTGACATCCATGGTTATAACATCAGCGGGGAATGGTTCATAAGCTTTTGATTTAGTGCTTAAGGTAATTAGTACCAGTAACACAACAGTAATAAATAACCATCTTAGGTCATAGTCAGGTTCACTCGTAAAAAACTCTTTAATCTTATTTTTCATTTTTACCTTTGTTATAAATAATTAGTTGGGATCTTCACAGTAGTTATCTTTCATTAACACCCAAACCGTAGTATTTGGATAATTAGTTTAAGGCTGCTTCATCAGTGGGACTTCCCCCGTTGCCCTCATTCTTACTAAATTCTGTTAAATATCTTCCAAAAACCATCTGGGTCAAAGTACATACGGCGTGTGATGGCCCTACTGGCTATTTTAGAAGATTCACCTTCCACAAATACTTTTGGGCGTAATACCTTTGCTGCGTCCTTAGACACATGTAATCTAGCCGCTGCACATTGCTTAGTTATGCCTGCTTTTTTTACGATCTCAGGAATGGTCCAAACACTACCATCATCTAGAATGTAGGATTTAAACTTACCTTTTTTATTGTTCTCGCTTTTAGCAGCGTAAATCAATTTAGGATCGTCTGTTCTGGCTAGTCGACACCTTGCTGTGGTTATGTGTAAATTAGCTTTGGCTGCGACCTTAGGAGCATTAGTTATAGATCCATCTGAAAGTACGTAGTCTCTTATTTTCCTGTTTCCCATAAAACTAATCAGTAGGGATTAACCACTGAACACGCCTGTCTATTGTATCTTCTACGGATTTCAATAAGTTATGAGTTTTTAGCTCAATAACTGCTCGTTTAATGGTTGAGTGGGACTTATTAGCAAAATAACTGTGCTGACGTATATTTGAAATATTTGCTTTACTAGCTGCTGCAAATATGTAAATGTCTTCAGCTGTTTCAGAAAGGTTATATTCACCTATAGCTGAAGCTACCTCAGCTCTAATTAGTTGTTTTTTCCGCCACGTCTGTGCGGCATTTTCTAACATATGTTTTAACATTATTTATTCTCAAATTGTATTACTGCTTCGATACTGTCTGGAGACTCTATATGACGTCCTTCTTTATCTACCACAGCTATTAGTGTGCAATTTAGTTCAGGTGTGTTTTTATCCAACATCTCAACTAAAGTTTTGATTGTTACTAGTTTAGTATCGTTCATTTTTTCTCCGTAATTTGGTAGGTAAGTTAATGTCCATACCTATGACATGCCTCTTAAGTTTACTTCGTAATACCCTCCCAGAGATTACAGGCTAAACCATGTGCTTACACATAAACACCTACACCCCTTCACGAGTGTTTTTTGAGAGGTGTACCATTCAGTTGTACGTAAGTATCATATAAATACCTTGTTACATCCATGTACACCTCATCATAGTTGTTTAAGTCAATTATTTGACCTAAAACGTCTTTAGGGAGATCACTTTCGTGAGTACAGTAGTTATACCTATTAAGTATTTGCTTCTGTTTTTTGTTTAATGCTCTAGGCATCGTAGTAAGTGTGTAATTTATCTAGCACATGCTGTAAGTTATTATCAACATAGGTTTCTTCAATACCCCACATACGCATAGGACTTCTAATACGCTCATTTACAGTGTCTTTTGTTAGACGTGTCTGATACACGTATTTAAATCCAAGTAACTCCTCTTCATCGTTAACCTTGAGCATTTTAGATTTAGAATCTTCAATACTTTTTAAAGGTAATTTCTTACATGCGATCACCGTACTAAAAAAGCTCTCAATACCTGTGTTCATTAAAGAACCTTTAACTTTAACCATAGTTTCATTTACCATTTCAGATTCATTAAATACATCTGATGTATGTGCAATGAAAATGATGTTCTTGTTAGAGTTGGCTACATTTTGTGCCATCAGATTCTTTAAGAACTGGGCATAGCTACCCCAGGCTTTCATCGTATTAGATGAAGTTAGCACTTTGGTACTTTCAAACATATCCATTAGGTATGTCAAACTATCGATGACGATAGTGTGAATGTCACCATTATCTTGTACTGAGTCAATAGCATCAGGCACATCTGTAGGATCCGTAATTGTATATTCTTGAAATTTAGAGTTGAAAGGTAACTTCTTATTGTTTTCACAATTTAAGTACATTACCCCTTTTGGGTTTTTGATATCAACCAAACTGGCTGATTTTCCTGTTGCGGATTTACCGCATAACAATACTAGGTTGTTATTCATGCATACTCTCCTTTTGAATCATCTTTCTCGATATTGAGATTTGTATCTTTGTGTCTAGTTCTTCCCTGGTCAATGGATCAGGTAACTTATCATTAAAGCCATGAAGCTTAGACATAATAAAGTCTAGAGGTAGTTCATTATCTACCAACATAAAACCATAACGGATAACCATAGTGGCTCTGTTGCCTACTTCAATACGTGAAGCAAACCACCTTTCCATATTATCCATACCTTTAGCATCTAACAGGATCTTTTCCTGCTCCATAGCTTTTTTAGTCTGAGGTATAAATAACGTAGCATCAATTAATTCACCTGTGTTGAAGTGACATTCTCCATTATGGGACATCCACTTACGTGCAATATCTTTAGTAGCTGTGTCAGTTTCGAAAGGTAACCAATTAAACACATTCTCCATAAATTTTGAATAGTCCTTAGGACTTAACTTAATGTAGTGAGACATAGGCAATATAACTCTAAATCGGTGCTTATCTTCAGTGTGTCGTTTTGTAGTTGCGTACATCGCTGTGAAGTCGCTTAACAGCTCCATAGCTGTATTAACGCTTGTACCGCTATCAATGTCTAAGATTAGTAGGTCAAAGCCTGGAATAGCTTTCTCTGATGATCTGTAACCATCTAAGAAGTTGTGAGCTGTGTAATGGTGTCCTGTAGTACATACTAGGTTATTTAATGCGCTAAACGCACCAACACCCTCAACGTAACCTGTAGTGATATCAGTACTATAACTAACATGTACGTTATCTAGGTCAGTCTCTTGTAGAGCTTCTCCTGATAAGAACTCAATGTCATCCACGTAGGTTTTACGAATAATAATATTATTCTTATACCCATACGCAATTGCCAGTTTCAACATTTCTTTCTTTTGGGATTCCTGCCCTTTATAAAATGGCAGTTCCTCTACAAGATCAACTTGAGTAATCTCACGCCCCACATCAGCAATGTATCTAGCTAATCTAGCATAAGGCCCTTCTTTACACATAATGCGTTTGAAATGCTCACCTGAGTCTTCGACTAGTTGTATAGCACTGTCTAGATGTTCCTTAGCAATTACAGAGGATCCTTCAGCAAAAGCATAAGCTCCTGCTAACTTTAAAGCTTTATAGTATCTGTGTGCGAGTTCAGCCTTCTGGGTTTCTTCATGAGGTTTAAGATCTCTGGATAAACTTTCGCAGGTTATTTTATATTGCAGTAAGTGTATGGTATCTACCTTACTCATAGTAAGCACAGTATTAAACTTAGCCCTGTCTGCAAGATTAGTTATGAGACTTTCAATACGTAAAGTATCTTTAGATACATTGGTATTAGTTAAGGCATCATACAACTCTTCAGCTGTTTGCTGGTGTACATTATTGACTGTGGTGTCATAGCCAAATAACATTCTACGAGCATAGCCCGTTTCCAGCATTTGTTTGAATTCGTCTTCTACTCGACTACCATCAAGTAATTTAGTAGGAGTACCAAATAACATCATGTTGGTAGGAGTTCTACCTGTAAGCTCTTCCCCACGCTTATTATCAGCAGTATTCTTTGTTAATTTCTGTTTAACTTTACCTACATCATAAAGTTCTAAAAAGGTATTTAGCATTTCAGCATTGTTAGTTAGGTTAGACCCTACCTCATCCAATTCTAGATTCATAGATCCACAATTAGACATAAGCAATTTTTGTCTCATCTGCTTTACAGCTGGGGATGTTCCACTATCAAAACTGAATGCTAGATTGCCGAGTGCGTCATATTCTTTTTGCACATCTGTCATAGCCTCTTCTTGTGACAATTCAGGATCTCTAGCAGCTCTTAAATTAGCTAATATAGATAACTCATTAGCACTTTCTTCAGGCAAGATATGTGTCAAAAAGTTTAATCTGAAACCCTCAATAATATCTTCTTCAATAATGTTAGTTGAAAAACCCTTACCAGCTCCAGAGGGCATTAAGTTTAATACATAGGTATTAACTGGGATGACACCTCTATCTTTAGTTTCAATGTTACAACGCATCATAGATGCTACTTTTGAAAGATAGTATGCTACTAAAATTCGGAAGAAGTGTCTATTCTGCGACTGAGTTTTAGCGACAAGAATATCGACTATCTCTTCAGATAATTTATTATATTTAGGATCGTCCATAATTTAGTAGTCTAGTGATTTAAAATATTCAGTATTTCTTGATACAACATTACGCCAGGTAGTTGTTGATTTACTAAGACCGAATTCTTGATTCATCCTTTCACCGAATTGATCATCAAATAAATGAGGATTAGCTTTACGCATTTGTTTAACTAGAGCACATTGCTTGACTGTGAGTCGAGTTGTATCTCGTCTCTTACGTTTAGTTTTAATTTTAGGTTTTTCTTTAGTCATACTTTTTAGTGTGGCTATAGTGGTACCTAGTTTATCTGAAGGTATGATAACTGTGCTTTTAGGAGTATTTAGATGTGCATCAATATCTAATGCAACATTTTCACAAAATATAGCTAGATGTTTTAGTAATTTAGCGTCTAAATTCATAATACTAGTCTCCCTTGTGCTTGTAAATTTTTTGCTTGTGTACAAATGTCTACTACTTCACAGTAGCGGCATGCTTTAACTTCTCCACGCACAGTTTGAATTACACCAATATTTCCATCAGCTGATAATCTAGCGCTTGCTTCGTCCATAGTGTCAAAGTTTTTAGTTGCTCTCGTCATTTTGGTAGGATTCTTAAAATATTTATACTTAGTTTGAGATTCCCATAACTCTTCGGAAGTGCATTCAGGAAGTGCATCCTGTGGCAGCGATTTCAACTCAGAAATTAACTTAAGCTTATCTTTAATAAACTTATCCGTTTGTTCAACAGACCATAATGGGTAATCTTTAGTTAGAACGCGTGATTGAGGGTATTTAGAGTCTCTTTTAGCATTAGCACCTGACCAATCTGTAAAAATAAATTGAATACTGATCTTGTTATCGGTAATTCTATCTGGAGCTAACCACTTGTATATACTGCCCTGTTGGGTGTACTTAAGAGCATTAGAATCATAGATATATGTCCATACAGACGTACTCTTATAATCTGAGATAGTGCCATCTAGTACAAGGTCATATTTACCTGAGATGATGTAATCGTCTACGGCAGTTTCATGGCGTTGTTCTATGTATACAGGAATTTGGTCTCCACTTACTGGTGTGTCAGAGTTAATAACAAACTTATCAAATAAGTTCGACGTTCCCATAGCTGATAAGGCTTTCTTAATATTATCTTTATTTAACCATGCTTCTTCAGCAATAGCATGAATAGCTGATCCCATACGAGCGCTAACTAAATCTGTGATATCTACTGACTTATCTAACCCTGCGTTCTGACGTTTGAGGACTAATGCTCTAGTGGGTTTTAATAATGATGTAGCGCTAATTACATTAGGTCTACTATCGTAGTCATAGTCATCATGCATTAACCATACGGCTAATGGAAGACTGACATTACTGTTGTTTGTGTATGTAAAAGCCATTATCCGAATACACCTTTACCATTACTTTCAAAATCAGTAAAAGGGACGAATACACTATTTGCTACATTAAATCCTTCAGTTGTAAAATCAAGATCTTTAAAATAGTAAATAAGGCCTCCAGGTACGCGTGTAACGGTTAAACGTTCACTTACAGTTATTGAAGCGTGTAAAGATAATGTGTGTAATTTTTTGTATTCAATGTTCATGTTTACCCTCCCAGGGTGTTTAGTGTTTCTTTAATTTGTTCTAAACTAGCTCCATTAGGTAGACTAGTTTGTTTATCCCAAGACTTACCTATTTCTAGGTCAGCCTCCATAAAAACATTTTTCGATTGAATGCTCGGATGAGCATTCCATTGCATCTCTTTAATTAAAGTGTCATTTAGAAACTGAATAGCTTCAGGTGTATCTCTAACTAGAAAATAAGCAGCATCATGAATTGTATTGATAGGACGTATATCATATAGGAAATTTGAAGACTCTATAGCATCATTTGTTGCAATTAGAGCTCTATTAATTAACATACCCCAGGACTGTGTCACAGCATTGTTTGCACTTCTAGCTTCTGCTATAGCTGCATAGGGTGTGTTTCTCCCTGATGGGTCTCTATTGACGACTATAGACAACATTGGGCACTTTATTACCATTCCGAACGCCAGTTTCATGTAACCGTTTTTACTAGCGAATTTTACATTCTTGTTACTAAACTTATCAGATACTGTATAAAGTTTATGATAATTAGATTCAATTTGTTTAGCTTCTTTTGGAGTAAATCCACTATTCGCTACTAAAGTATTCCATGTACCGTTATACGTTAACGCAAAAGTAGGTCCTTTAGATTTTTGTCTTAGCTTAGGGTATTTAGTGTCTATTGAATTAATACTTTCAACAGTATCTTCAATATCAGGCATCTGATCTTTGAAGTATGCAAAAGTTCTCAAACAATGTCCATCATATCCGTCTGTGTAGACTTTAATTTTGTTAGGGTCTTTAGTTAGGATTGCATTAACCCTATCTTCTAGAGATGCAAAGTCAGCACCTGCCCATAGCCACCCTTTAGGTGCCTTAAAACAAGACTTAATTGCTTTTCCATATAGACTTCCACTAGGTAAGTTTTGTAGATTAGGATCGCTAGAACTTAGACGTCCTGATTGTGTACCACCTAGCTTTAAACTACCGTGTAGATTACCTCTAATATTGTGCTTTTTAAAAGCTTTAATAAAGGTACCTAGTATCTTACTAGTTTGTCCAATACCTATAAGATGTTCTAATATCTCAGTATGATTTTGGTGGGTGCTTACATTAAGAAGTTTCTTCAATGTTTTAGCACCAGTAGCTGCTTGATTAGTGTCTGTGTAATCAATAGGTTCATAGCCTAACTGCTCATACATCAAATGACGTATGTGATTGTTAGACTTAGGATTAAATTCTTCGTGAGTAAAGTCACTTACAGGCCTAACTTTCTTTTTTAATTGAGCATTAGCCTCGAGCATCTTACGAATACGTAATTCCTCATTAAATTTGTTAATTTCAGAGTATTTACGCAATGTTTTAAAGTGCTCATCATACTTAATTGATAATTCAATTGATACTTCATCTACCCGCTTAGCATCCAAAGGAAGCCCTGTGAGCATCATCTTAAGCATAACCTTAATAGACGGCTGAAATATCGTATTGTAGGGCTGTAATAGCTTCTGATCAGTTACGATAGCTTTATATTTATCATAAACAAACCAAGTGGCTAAGCAGTCCTTTAAATTGTATTCTAGAAGATCTTTAACAGGCAATGCATCTGCATTTCTTATATCTAAACCATAATTACCTGCGAATTCTAATGAATTAGATTTCAAATCTAATTTTACTTCTGCTGTACTATTTTTAGCCAGATACGTATAAATTAAACTATCTTCTACGTTAGCGAAGACAGTACAACCTTTATGCATACCTTCGAAGTCATCTTCTTGGCGCATAAATAGGTTGTAGATTAAGTGTTTACAGTCAAATAGCGCGTTATGAAAGATTAAATCACCCTCATAAGACTCAAAAAAGCCTTTTAGGTATTCTGTCCCAGTGTCACGTAAGTAAAACACACCACCATTATGTTTATTCCAAGCAAATGCTATAGATAATATTTCTATTCCCAAGTTTAATCCTGTTGTTTCAATATCCACTGTAAGAGCTGGGTACTTGAACAACTTCATAAAGAACTTAGAAGCTTCTTCAGGTGTATGTAGGTATTCAGCACTATGTATAATTCCTGGTTTTTTAAATCCAGTAATAGCTGTGATGCCTTCATCGATTAACTCATGGTTAGCCGGATTATAAAACAAAGATTTATGATTGGGAACTATAACAATGTCATACTCTGTAAAACCTTCTAGTTGACCTTTAAAAGTTTCGCCATAACAATTTGTTACTTTTGTTTGCTTAGTTAACCACTTAAAGTAATTAGTGTCAGCAACGATAATCCTCTTTAATTTAGCTAGTTTAGCTAGCTTAGGTAATAACATCCGTAGATAGTTTTTACCTAAATCAGCTTTAATCTTATTATTTTCATATAGTAGACCTAATGCGGCTATCTCGCCTTTAATCAAGCCCCTGTCCAATAAAGGGTTTACATAATATTTGGTTAATTCTGTTGTAATAACAGCGTCATCCTTAATTAAGATAAGCGTAGTTACATCTCCGTCCCCAAACTGGATATTACGCATAGGTGCTCCTTAATGGAATGTTTCGTTTAGTAAGTCGTCTGAACTTTCTACCATTATTAGTAGAGAAGTTGCTTTAGATACGTATTCTTCAGTGCGTTCTTCGTAAAACTTTAAGGCTTCTTCAATATCAATATCTTCAGGGTCATCTATACCTTGTAAAGCTACATAATATTCAAAGCATAAAGCTTTAGAGATGACTTCAACTAAGAAGTCCAATTGTATTGCTGCCATATTATTTAATATAAACCGTCTCCCCATATGGTGCAGGTTCATGATCTGAATTGCATATCCACATAATAGGGTACGATGTTTCCTCGTTAAGTTCTTCAGCGTATAGGTCAGTAAAGTAGATTAGTAGTTGTGGCTGGTGAGCATCACAATACTTTATAACAGGGTCGAAACTAGTTCCTCCACCTCCCGTAAACTTTAAGTCTAGAATGTTATCATGTTTATCTACATCAAAAACATTATGTATTTCCCAGTCACAATCAATTATCTTGAGTGAGTCTGGTTTGTACACGTTTCTGATGTCTTGTATTTCAGACAACATCTCTAGTAGGTCTTCATCTGTAACACTACCACTGGTGTCTATAGCTACAACTATATCTCCGATAGTCGGAGAGTGTTGGCTAGGTAAGTAATGTTGTGGGAAAAAGCGTCTATTGGGCTTAGTCCAAGTGTAATCATCCTTAATCATATTAGTTAAGAATCGGGTAAGTAACTGATTCCATGGTAGCTTAGGGTTGATTAACTCATCAATAGCTCTAGCTATTTCTCCAGGTATTTCACCATGTTCTTTACCTGCTGCTTTAGATTGTATTTGGGCTTGAATGATAATGTCTGTAACTTTATCAAATATATCAGCCTCTTTAATTCCATCTGGTGAATCAAGTAAGTCTTCTAAGAAATCACCTCTACCTTGGTCATTTTCGTCCTCGTCTTTAATAATGTCGTAGACTTCCTCTGTTGACATATCTTTAAAACGTTCATCATATAAACCACCCTTAGGCAGTGAGTAACCTGTTTCAGTTAGCATGTAGTTAATTACGTAGTCTCCTGCCAGGTTCCATGTACGCTTATCACGCCCATTTACTCTAGCAAAGTGATTGAATGCTACATGCCACACTTCATGTGCCAGTAGCCCGGCTCTTTCAGGAGCTGTTAGTTCTTCAAAGAACTTAGGATTGTAAATAATAGAAATACCATCAGTACCTGCAGTAGGCAATGAGTCTGAGAATTTATGTTTTAAACTTAGGCAGACAGTAGATAAAAATACTGATTTAGTCATAAGTTCAATCTTAGCATGCCTAAGGTAATCCTCTACTTTCTTGTTTTCCATAGTATTATCCAAATAGTTTGTCTGCGTTTTTTTGAATCCAATCTTGGATTACTGGGTGAGTTTTGAGTTCAGGTTTAAGAGCATAAATGTCTTTTAACACAACTACCTGAAATTCTACTGGCAGTTTTTTAATGATTATCATTAATGGTTTGACCGTATCAGATGATGCATTATGGCTGATTAAAGTTGTAATAGCGTATTGATGGCCTGGTTCCTTAGGTATTTTAATGATTTCAGGATGTTTAATCATAGTCTCAATATCAGGCAAATCTTTGTATACTGCACAGAATGCTCTGAACTCTGTTGCTGCACCCTCACCCACTGTACCAACTAATACTGCATGATCAGTTCTATTGAACGTTTCCTTGCCTTTGATGATTTTAGATAAGAATTCCCAGGTTCTAGGTGATGCAAATGTGTCATCTGAATGATTGGGGTTAAACTTATGCAACAACTCAGGCCTATATTTAATAAATGATATGACTCTGTGGTCAATACCGTTAGAATTACCCCAGTCTAACCAGCTAGCTGTGTCTACCATTAGATTAAGATGAATCATGCGAGACTGCATTGCCGTAGATAACCTATTAACAATAGCCTTATCTGTAGCCTTATTACCAGCACATACAATAGCTACTCGTTTATGTATGTCATGAGCACCGATTTGTCTATCTAATACTAGCTTGTAAGCTGCTGCTTGAATAGCCGGTGGTGCTGCATTAATCTCATCTAAGAATAGTAACCAACCATCGTATCCATCAGGAACTTCGTCCATATCCTGTAAAGGAAATGTCATTGGTGGCGCATAGTCCATGCGAGTACCATCCTGCTGTAACGTAGGGAAACCATTTAGGTCAGTAGGATCTGACTGGGCTAAGCGCATATCAATCAGTTTAAGATTGTGCATTTTAGCTACCGATCTAACGATATCTGATTTACCTATACCAGGTGACCCCACTAACATAGGGGTTAGCCCAGAAGTTAATACGCTATTCAAAGCTTCTATCATCTCTGTTGCTGAAATTTCAATACTCATGTGTCATACTCCTCTAGAGGGTTAATTTCTTTAATTACTTTGTTTATTTTGATTAGATTATCAAGAATTTCTTTTGTCACCTCTCTATCCTTTACATCTATAGCTAGAGATAGGCGGTTAACTAGTGCATACCTATCGCAGGTCAATGAATCTAACACATTCATGTTTTCTCCATGTACTCAATAACCATGTCTTGTTTGTCAACAAGGTCTTGAAAGAATTTTTCTTTAACATTGTAGTGGCGCACTTTAGCTCGTTGTAACTGTATAGCTAAGTAATCGTGCACTTCCATGGCGTATTCACGCTCTATTCGATTATCATCATATGTAGGTTTAGGCATATTATCCTTCTAATAAATGTTCTGTTAATCTTTGATTTATCGCCTGAATATCCAATTTAGTTTTAAGGTTTAAAACTGTTTGTTTTGATTTTTTAACTCTAGAAGGTTCAGGTGGGATATGTTTAAGTAACGCCCCATAATTAGCCCATAAGTCACGCAACTGCTTAGTTGTAGTTACCTGATCTAGACTTTCGTCTACGAATGTACGTAAATTACTCTTTTCGGAAATTAGCTTATCGAAACGTTGCAGGATGTCTTCAACCTTGCTTTGTAATGTTGGATGTAATTCTTGAGCTTCAGGTTCAGCATAATATCCTGAGTCTTGGGACATTACTGGAACTTTAACATCATGAGAATAGTGCCAAACAGTATTAAGGTGTTTAAGGCCTGAAGAGTCAACCTCTATTAATGTTTTTAAAACAGAAGACGTATTAAAAAATTCAATAGGCAAATTGTCAATGTCTGTTTGATATTGGGCAATCCACAATAGGTAATTTTCAAGAACTACATGCTGACGTTCTTTATCCAGTAGATCCATTGGCTTTTCGTAGATATCTAAAATGTTATGTGTGATTTCACTCTTTTTTACAATACTTAGTTTCATAGATGCCACCATTTCTTTTTAATGATCGCAACTTCAGTCTTAGCTGCTGATACCATAATTTCAACTTCACGTTGAATAGTATTTATTAGGTTGGTATGGGCACTATCACTCAACATGATATGTAGAGCATTATGCATAGCCAAATCATGTAGCTTAGCATACGCAGCTACTTTAGCATGATCTGCATTTGTTGCAGCTATAGATACTGTGGTTTTAAACTTAGTTTTTAGTTTCCTAGGTTCAGGCATGGGTTTAAATCCTTGCTCTTGTGCAATAACTCTACTAACTGTAGAGATTCCTAGGTCTACTAAGCTAGCAATTTCTGATTGAGTTAAGTTTCCTGTTTTGTAAACTTCCATTATTTCTGCACGCTGTTTCAGCGTTAGTCTTTTGCCTGTTGGCATATTAATCTCCTTGGATTATGTAATCATTCATATAGGTGGTCGGAGACCACTTTTAAGTTATTTAGAAGTGCATCCGCCTAAAGCTGGTCCATGTTTGAATTTATATATAGAACCACTCGTGTTTGTTATGTAACTTATTGTTATAGCTGAATTTTTGCTCAACTTAGATTGCATACATACCCCGGTTTTTTGTAAAGCACTAGTTGTATATAAAGCGGAAGTGTAAAAATTAAAATGAGTATTGGTATACCATTGTGCGATTTTTCTATTGATTTGGTTGATGTTAACCATCTGACCTATCTGAGTATTTTTATACATACACTCAGGATTTTTAAAGGTTACAGTACCTACATTTGACGTAAAGTTAGAGAAATACGAAGAACCTATCTCATCTTCTTGAGTGAAATAACAACCCTCTCCAGACCCATTAAAGATTAACCCCCTATCTTGATATAAGGATTTGGCTTTAACTGGTGATACATAAGTTAAGATTAAAAGTGATGCCCCTAATAGTTTGATGTTCTTATTTGTTAATTTAATCATGTTGTTAGTTCCACCATATAGTTATAAAATCTATCTACCTCTAAATCTTCCCATTCTCCATCATCAATTTCTTGACGCATTAAATCGAATGCATCTTCGATTCTTTCTTTTAGTTTGGGGTGTTTAGTAGTTACTTTCTGCATATCTGTGTATGCTTGATGTACTGCTATTGTATTACTCATAGTAGTCCTGGACATTCAGATGGATCATCTGCAGTACACTCACGTAATGTAGGACTGTCACCAGTGCCATATGCGTCACGTGTAAGTTCACAGTGCTCACAAGTCTGGCAATACACACCTTCCTCGAATACAGCCTCCATCTCACGTTGATCGTCCTTATTAACTGACTCTTCTATTATTTTGATCAGCTTTTTGTACAGTAAGACATTAATATCCTTTTTAGCTGCAAAAGCATCTATCAATTTAAGGAGAGCATTTATATCTAAAGCTTTATCCTTAGTAGCTAGTGCATAATCATCGAAGTCAGGTTCCTGATCTCTCATAAATTGATCATGTTCTTGTTCGTCTAATAGTTGTGCTTTAACTTTTCCCATATTTCTCCTTATCGAATGTTAACGATTGGCATTGAAGTGCCATACATTTTTTGAAATTGATCAGAAGCCTGGTCAACTGTGTTAGCAAAGATTTCAACCCACATTTTTTGATCTTGAATTGCATCATAATAAGTAATTATCCAGCTTGTCATTTATTTCTCCTTTTCAATTAACTCACCATAAATAATGTCTGCCAGTTTCAAGTCATATGTTGATAGCGAATCCCACCAATCTTGTGACATTTCACTTAAATTATTGCTTTTATCAGCATCTTCTATATTTCCATTAGAGTTAACGTTAAAGATAATTCCAGTAGTTGTATCAATGTACTTATTAATGCTTTTTACGTATACGTAATTGTTCACCATATCTATGTCTCCGCAGTAAAGTAACAATCATTGTCGGGATTGTCGTTAAAAAATATGAGTATTTTCATACCCATTTCTAGTCTAGCCATCCATTCAGAATAATAACGTTGTTCTTCTCCAGTTAGATGCTTCCAAAAAGATGGCTTGAAGCCCACATCAGGGTCATACTCTAGTAGAGCGTGTCTTAACCGTTTCTTACACATCATAATTCCTTCTTTAACTACCTGTACATCATTGACATTGATTTCATAGTCAATTAGAGTACTTTGTAGCTCTTTAGCTCCGAAGAATTCACCGTCATCTGAGTTTTGTACTCCGAACCAGAACTTACCTTCAATATCACCTTGATAATATCTACCCATGAGTGGTACCTTCAATTAGCTTATGTGTGCGAAATACATTAACTTGTGGTTGTGCTGCGCAATTACCAGTAGTAGTAGGTAGTTGAAACCTTCTAGCTCCTCCAAGAGCTTCATCTGCCCATACCCAGCGTATTATTGGTAATTTATTTAAAACACAAGTACCACTAATATAATTTATACATGCTTCATCTTTACATGAAGCAATATCAAAATGTTCCATTATATTTCCTATTTAATTTGGTGCCCCTTGTTAGACTTGAACTAACGACCTGCCGATTATGAGTCGGATGCTCTAACCAACTGAGCTAAAGGGGCTTAAAATATTTTTACAACTTGAAAAATTCAACTCGTCCACACCCTCCAGGTTCTCCGAAAGGTTTAGTAGGACATTCCCAAAAATGTGCACGTTTTAGCATTATGCAGCCACAGTTACATATCATTGCATGAGGCCTCCATAAAGAATGTCTGCTAATTTTGTATCGTAATTTGATAATTCTTTCCACCAATCTAATGGTGCATTTGAGATATTTCCTATAGTTGAAATAGACATGTCATCAATATTACCACTGTCATCCATAGGGTAGATATTTCCTTTTACATCAATGTATTGACACACACTTTTTAGTAATAATATTTCATTTAGGTCGTTCATAAGCCTCCTTAGAGCATTGTTGGGTTTTCTTGAATTGTCGTTTGGGTTAATAGTACCTCTGTACGATTAACATTATTATTAGCATAAATAATCCAGGACTGCCCATAGATAACAGAGTGTCCAGTACCTAATCTTAATTTAGGTATAGATGGGTGTCCAAGAGATGTTTCTACTACCCTAGACAAAAATAAAGTATCTTCATTAGGTATCTTAACTAAAACCAGCATGTCTTTAACTATGTCTTTAAATGCTAATTTCTCCATGAGTTCTTTTGTATGAATGTCAATTTAGATAAGGATCTAGTACATGCAACATAGTAGAGATTATCCTCTTCTTGTCGTTGCCACTGATCCGTAGCTTTTCTTTTCATAAATTCTATCATGTCGGGTTCTAAAAAGTAAACATGATCAGTTTCTAAGCCTTTAGCTGCGTGAATAGTCATAAGCTTTCGTTCACTAGCACCATCAGTATGCATCTTTAATGAATTAGCAAAAAGTTTAACCTCTTGTAGAGTGTCTACAGTGGTTATCAATTCTAATAAAGCTTGATACTTATTATCCAGTGTTATAGTTGACCAGTTATTTTGTTGAGCTTTGTTGAGCGCAAGCTTAAACGTTTGTATTACTCTATCATGTACTTGTTGCAGATTCGTAGCGTTTTTTAAATGAGGATTTAAATCACGTTCTAATTGTTTAATAAAGTTAGTTCCAATAGAGAAATGTTTATTAGTTTTCATGAAGCTATAAGCTAGTGAGATAAGTTTGCCATTACTCCTGCTCAAAATAAAACATTCATCATCATAGATGGCATCATCGTAACTAATACGTTCTATTTGCCCACCTACTTTACTACTCATCATTCTAGGAGCTACGTGATTAACTCTTTCAACAACAGCAGTAGGACATCTGAAGCTTTCAGACATCTCGAATTCAACAGGCTGGTAATCATCAACGATCTTAGTTAATGCTTTAGGATCACTACCTCTAAAGCCATATATAGCTTGATTTCTATCACCTACAAACACAATTTTCTCAGTAGGAATACAGGCTAAAAATGCTATTTGCTGTGGGTTAAGATCTTGGCACTCATCTACTAGAACAATATCATAATGATCAGTTTTCCAACCATTATCAATTGGGTATTGAAGCATATCCTCTCCACTAATTGCACTAGTGTCAGCTTTACCTTCAGTTAATATACTGGAAGCCTCTCTAATATGTAACTTAGGTATTGAAAATCTTTTAGCTGTAACTTCCCAAGAATCTTGTGTAGGTGCACCATTCATACTCATATGGTGAACTGCTAAATCACAAGATTTACTGTATGTACTACCTTTTTGTCTATATTTACTAAAATCTACTTTAGCATTCAATAGATGTTGCCTTGTAATAGCTAATCCTAGTGCATTGAAGGTTTTACAACTCCAACCAATAGGAAGCTTATCAATTACATCAGTAACAATAGCTTTGTTAAAGGCTATGTATAGTCCGTTATTATAATTCTTTGCTAATTCCATTAAAGTAGCGGTCTTACCACTACCTGCCACAGCGTTTACAAGTATAGCTTTAGCTTTACTATCTACGATAGCTTGCTGTTTACTAGTTAGTACAATTTTTGGGGAAGTAACCCCTGATAATCTACTTAAATCCATTAATCTTTTCCTATTAATTGTTCTGTTCGGTGAATACTTATCTGATGTCTTACTTGACACGTCTTACTATCTCTAAAAAATTGCATACTGTCCGCGAATCCCATAATTGGTAAAGTATCTAATCGACAAATACTTTTTCTATTATGGTGACATCCTTTTAGTTGGCAATTTACTATATGAAATTTGTTTTCCATTTTTTAGTGTTCTCCTTAAGTCAACCCCAGTGTTATCTGTATTAATCCTGGATTTAATAAACAGTTCTAATACATTTAAAAAAGCGTCCGGAGGACGTTTAAGATAGTAAAAAAAACAGTAAAAAAAATAATAGAAATACCCGTAATGGGCACGTCTATTATAACTTTACTTGTGGTTCAACTTGATTATATATTTTAAGATAGCATGTATTGACTGTTTAGGATATCTTTAGAAAGATCACTAGACATCTTATTTATGGTTAACTTAGTCCCCGTGACTTCAGACAAAATGTCTTCTAGTAAATTACTATCAGCTATTTCAGCTAGTATTTCTCTGTAATGTCTAGCTACATCTTGCATAGCATCTGGTGTAAATACAAAACAGTCATGAATATGTACTAATTCAGTACCTTCATAATGATTTCGTCTAACCATCTCCCTAGCAACATACCCATCTACACTGTGAATGATATTAGCAACTAAACTTCTATAGTTCTCACTAGGTTGTTGCTTGTTATACCGATAGGTAAACGTTCTATGGTCTAACTCATCGATTTCTACCCTAATATCAACCATTTCAGTAACTGGTACACGTGCTACGTGTGTATCAGGCAATGTCCACTGATGAAAATCACTATCATATTGCCAACATGTATTGATATCCTCCATAATATGCATAGCACCTGGCATTAACCCATCTAACGTAACATAAAATGCCTCTAACTGTTCCTCATTAAACACCTGCTTAGGATTAGCTTTAGAGTTATAAAATGTTGTCATGGTAGGCTTCTTAACCATGTTCCTACTGACTGAGTCTCTACTATTCAAGCGTTTGTTCATTCTATCAGCTATCATTTGGTAAACATCTTCTCTATCACCTGTATCGATCATGTTACAAACTCTAGCAGTATCTTTACAGCCTGATAATGCACTCATTATCTGTAAACCAGAGGCAGTAGCATCAATAGACATAACGTAACCAGTCTTATGACCTTGTTTAACTTCATGATAAGCTCTTAATGCCTTAGCACCAAGAATAGGTTCATTAAACTGCCCCATATCAAAGCTTAACTGTTTATTAAACCAGTCAATACGTCCTTGCCAAGTTAACTTATCATGTCCAGCATGATTTGCAACAGCAATCTTAAGGTTATCAACCTTGTTAACAGGGCGTTTGTTAGTTAGCGACAACATAGCTTTACCATACTCATTAGATTGAATATTTAAGTCATAACCTGAAGAATAACTCCTCCCACGTTTATCAAATCGCCATACAAAGTAGAATGGTTTACCTAGGTTGTCTGTAATGACACGGTTGTATTGATCTCTATCCATATTCTCATTAGGATTATCATGATTAATGTACGTAGGTATATCGATAGTCCAAGGTACCATCTGCATTAGATTAACAGCGTCATACGACTGATACTCTTCATGATGATTACCTTTGCCTAAGATAATTGATTTACGTTCCCACAACCACCCTCCTTGGACGTTAGAGACCCAGTCTTCAGGTTCTTGCAGCATAGGTGGCAGGAATTGTAATACTTTTAACTTATCCATAGTATTGTCATCTAACTTTAATTTAGGAAGTATGTCAGTTCCTTCAGAGTGCATAGAGATGTCAAATAGACTACCATGTACAATAGCTAATATTTCAGCACCAGTCTTAACAGCATCTACTGGGTTCCTATACCCCATAGACAAACCTAATTCAGTAGCTGGGCCTTGAATGGGTTGCTTACTATCATTAGATAAAACAATAGCTAAGATCTTACTTACGATCTCCATAGTATTAGGTAGGTTACGTACTCTAGTTTGCTTAGAGGCATAGTATTCTCCAGATCTATAGGTATCAATAGCATTGGTAAGATGATCAGTAACCTCAGTAGGCACTTCATCTAATATGTCTAACAGTATTAAGTTGTTACGTTGTCTCTTTGAGTATTCTAACTCGTTGTGTAATTGAAAGTTCATAATGTATTCCCAAGAATTGTTTATAGTTTTAGATATATTAAAAAATAAATGAATACATCATTTCTGATGTACCCATGTATAGTTGTATTACAGCATGTCTAGTGCGTTACGTGCTTCATCTGCAGTTAGTGGTCTGCTGATATCATCAAGAGTTACTTGTGATAGCTTAGCCTCTACAGCGAATAAAGCTTCTGTCTTATCATCATCAGTTGAGTCATTACCTAGAGAGTTTTCTAAGTAATTAATGAAACCAAATTGATTAGTACCATTACCTAGTACAAAGTTAACATAACCCTTGTCATTAGCTTTAGTAGGACGAATGTCACCCTTAGTAATAATCTTCAACACGTCTGCGTTAGATACAATGTTCTCAAATGCCTTACTTGGTTTAAATTGTGCTGACTTCTCTTGACCAGTAATCTTGATGTAGATTACTTTATCGTTGTTGTAAGCTTTAGTTGTTTCTGTGTTATTAATAGCTAGTAAGCCCATAATATTCTCCGTTTTAATGCTACCTGGAATGAAAGAATAGTCACAGGGTAGCTTCTGTGAATACTCGGTTTAAATAAATGAGGGTGTTATCGTTTGTATAGTTTTCTGTCTACTATCACAAGGTAAAAAGTCCAACACATACCCAACTAGGTACATGTAAGAGTTGATCAGATGGCAGTAATTAACAAGATGAAACCTATAGCTATTATGGCAAAGGTAATGGTATCGATTAGTACTTCTAAGAATGCTTTAGTGTTATTCGACATTTGTATCTACCTTGAATTTTTCTTTAAGTTCTGCGATTCTATGAGTTCTTTCAATTTGACGTTCTTGTCTGTCTAGTCGCATATCTTCTAAATTTTCGTCTAAACCTTCTGCTGACATTTCTGATATTTGGTCTACGAATCTACCTAACCCATTATCACCTACTACTTTTTCAATAAGCATTGCGGCTGACTGTGTTGCTTGAGCTAATGCCCCTATAGTGTTACTAATATTGCTGATTACTTTCATGATGTTTACCTTATTTTAATTAACATATACAAGATGAATATGCCTGAAACGCGAGACTTCGCGTAGGGCACGGTGAACTGAATATTTGCTGGCTTTGGTTGGTTACTGTCTGGTGGCCGTTGACCTGTGTCTGTGTCAAAAAAAGAGCTACACCAACACCCGATATGGGATGAAGGTATAGCAAGGTTAATGTTTAGGTTAGATGTATGCGTTGGATAGGCGTTCAGTCTTTTGAAATAGTGACTCTGCTGTAAGTTTGATATTCGGAATACCCAGCTCCTTCAGTTTAGCCTCATCGATTAAGATAGCACCACCATCGATAGCCTGCTGTAACCACCCTTCGAACATCTTGAAATGATCTAGAGATGTACCAGACTCAGGGATATTACCGTAAGCAATAGCGTCCCATTCCATAGTGTTCTTGTTGTACATACGGAAAGGAAACTTTACTGATTGCATTTTAGTTTTAGTTGTATCTGTTGTATTGATAGCGTCGCTCATAATATATATATCCTTAAATTAAATGACAAAATTGCCTGTTAAGCGAGACTTCGCTTGTGTCTTAGCAAAAAAGATAGTTACCCATAACGCATAGGGGGGGTACCTTCCAAATTCCACACTCCCCACAGTAAGTTACTAACCTAAAACTATTATTGAAATTTCTACTAATACCAAATAGTCCATTTCTAACCTCTTTCTAATACGAGCATACGTCCCGCGCCCAAGAGAGCTTCAGCTCTCGCCAGGGATGGGGGTAAGTATGTGAGTATCTATTAACTCAATACTACGTATCTTCTGTAGCTAAAAACCTAGGGGAGCAAGCTCCTGTTCGCTGCGCTCTCTAAGGCCCTTAATAGGGAATCGCTACAACCCGCATTCTTACTGGGAAAAAGTTGTATACTTCCTGCAGACGTTGTTGTATACTTTTTTGCTTATTTTAGCTTAATATGGCATAATCCTACAATTACTGTTGTGTAGATCATACAAGATGCTATACTTGCGGTCATGAATAGAGAATTTGAACAAGCATGTATGGATATTTTATTTGAAGAAGGCCAAGACCCTATAGATTTATTACTAGCTATGCCCAAGCCTCATGGTAGGGTGTGGAAAAGTTTATTTGATATGCGTGATTTAGATGGACATGTGGCTACTACGAATAAAGAAATTGGTGAGCATCTCAATGTAGACAAAGCAAACATCAGCAGATCCATTTCTTGGTTAGTTAAAAATGAGCATATTCAACGTGAAGGTATACACTTCCATGTTAATCCATATAACTGGTGGTATGGTCTACCTGTTCGTAAATTAAAAGCTAGAGAGGAGTGGGATAAACGTAAATTGGAGAAACATGAAATTAGAGACTAAAAACAACGCCAGTATTTTAACTATGGATCAACTTCAGGCAAGCGTGCCTAAAAAGTGGAGACATAATGTTACTGAAGACATGATCACAATGATCAACTCTGAGCCTGATGAAGATTTCAGACAAATCTATAAAGATAATCTATTAGGTTTTGCTGATGTTATCCAGACTGGCAAGTACAAAATGACGAGTTACGTAGATGCAGTGAAGTTCGTTAGTTTCAAACTATTGGGTTCTACTAATCTTATGGCGTACGCTAAGGTCTTTCCTGAAAGATACCAGAGACAAATAGATAAAGGCACACCATCTAAGAACATATCAAGCTTTGCCACAGCATTCAATAAAACTGATTTAGTTCATAAGATCCTAGAGCGTACATTAGTGCCTGTGCATATTCTTAATATGGATGTACATCAGGAAGCCATCAATACACAGGCTGAGCTCATGAGGAGTGCCAAATCAGAGACGGTTAGGCAGAAGGCAGCTGAGTGCTTGATTATGCAATTAAAAGCCCCAGAAACAGCTAAAATTGAAGTAGCTGTCAATTATTCATCAGACTCTATCGAAGAGCTGAGAGACACTACTAGAGCATTAGCTCAACAACAACTGAAACTAATTCAGAGTGGAGCTGTTACTGCTGAGGCTATGGCACACTCAGATATTATTGCTAGAAAAAATACAGCTATAGAAACAGAATATGAAGAAGTGCGGTGGGAGAAATAATAATAGCGCTAATACTAGTTGGAATATTGTTTGGGGTAGGTGTGCTTTATAGTATATTTTCCGATCACATTAAAGCTACTAAATGGAAATAGACCATCTTATCTTGCTACTTTCGTTGATATTGGGCGGGGCTATTCTTAGACTTATAGATAAATATGGGGATGATAAATGATACATTGCATGAGTGATTGTCTAACTAAATTACGAGCCATTAAAAAGTTGGCACAAAGTGGTATGCACGAGGTTAGTGACCAGCCTGAAAGAAATACATTTGAACAAATATCAATGGAAGTTAGCTATCTGATAGTTGAGGCGGAATCAGATGCAAACTCCGGGGACAGCTTTCTACGAAATGACAGGGAGGAATCACATTGGGATTAGTTAAAAAAGATGTAGATGATTGGTTAAATAGTATAAATTACGCAGAGGACCCCACCTACACACCTACAGAGTTTGCACTAGAATTCATTAGCTTTATCAAGTTAGTTAATGGAGAAGATGGTGAGGAACACAAATCACCTGTAATACACTACAAAATGCTAGATAACGTAGGAGGCATGAAAGAAAACATTGCCAATATGTGTTCACGAGGTTTAGCTAAGACTACAGTACTGGGTGAGTATTTGTTCCTATATATAGCTACTTACGGCTCAATCCCTGGATTTGGTAGAGTAAACTTGGCGATCTACGTATCTGACTCCATGGAGAATGGTGTTAAAAATATGCGTAAAAACGTTGAGTATCGTTATCATAACTCTGACTTCCTAATGAAGTACATACCTAGGATTAGATTCACTGATTCTAGAATGGAATTTGAGAATGCTTCTGGAAAACAATTTATTGTTAAGATGTATGGCGCTAAAACTGGTGTTCGTGGAGCGAAAGAAATGGGGCAACGTCCTACCCTGGCAGTGCTAGATGACTTGATCAGTGATGATGACGCTAGATCACCCACAGTAATTGCCTCTATCGAGGATACAGTCTATAAAGCTGTAGATTATGCATTACACCCAACTAAAAAGAAGACTATATGGTCAGGAACCCCCTTCAATGCTAAAGATCCTTTATACAAGGCAGTGGAATCTGGTGCCTGGCATGTCAATGTTTACCCTGTATGTGAGAAGTTTCCATGTTCTAAAGAGGAGTTTAAAGGTGCTTGGGGTGATAGATTCGACTATAGATATGTTAGCGCCCAATATGAGAAGGCCATTAAAACTGGCAAGTTAGACGGTTTTAATCAAGAGCTTATGCTTCGTATTATGTCTGACGAAGAACGCCTAATCAAAGATGGTGATTTTACCTGGTATAAACATGCAAACGTTAAATCTAACCCTGGAGCGTTTAACTTCTACATTACCACTGACTTTGCAACTAGTGCGAAGGAATCCGCAGACTTTAGTACTATTAACGTTTGGGCTTACAATAATAACGGGGATTGGTTATGGGTAGATGGTTTTTGTAAACATGCTTTAATGGATGAATCTATCAATGAATTATTTAGATTATGTCAGAAATACAACCCACAAGAAGTAGGCGTTGAGGTGACGGGGCAGCAGGGGGGCTTTATTTCATGGATTCAGAATGAGATGATGAATCGTAATATTTACTTCACCTTAGCTTCAGGCCGCGGGAAGACTAGTCCTGGTATACGTCCAAATAAGGACAAGATGAGCCGATTCCAGCAAATGGCAGTACCACTATTTAAATCAGGAAAGATATGGTTTCCTGAGGAGCTTAGAGACTCTGCAGAGCTATCCGAGATGTTGAATGAGCTACACCTAGCCACTCCTAAAGGGTTTAAGTCTAAACATGATGATCAGATAGATAATATTTCTATGTTGGGAGAGTTTAAGGCATGGAAACCTAGTGAGGTATCTTCTGATACAGAAAGCTCAGATGGAAGTATGTTATGGGATGATGATCCTGAAGATGTAGGAGAAAGTTCTTACTTCGTATAGTAAAAAGTGGTATGATAAATACACAGTATTTATTTTTGGGGAAACCTCTTGAAAGTTTACGAATATATAGAATTCTTAGTCAATGGTGAGATTAGCCAGTTAGCTACATCTGATGTGGGAGACATGACATTAGGTGCTACTGATGAACCTACTGCTGTACAACTAAAAAACAGGGATAAGATTCGTACATTCATTAACTTAGCTAACATTGAGCTGCATAAGAAGTTTAATATCCGACAGGTAGATATGGAATTAGACTTTGCACTTAATGGCGAGGAGTTCAGTCTAGATGATAACTTCCTACATGCTATCAGTTGTACTTTTAAAGATGGGGATGAAGTCACTATCAATAACGAAAGAACTAATTTCGTAAATGGTATAGATGTAAATGTATCTGTATTGTTTAAAGACCCCACTAAAGTAACTATCAAAGGCACTGACGAAGATGGTAGGAAAGATATGATACTTACCTATGCAGCTGCACCCGAATTAGCTAGAAAGATTACCAGTAATGTAGGTTTACCTCAGATATACACAGAGGCACTAATCAACTATGTAGCGTACAAATCACACGCTACAATTAGTGGTGATATGAAAGACCAGAACAACACTTATTACTTAAGATTCAATGAGAGTTGTAAGCAAATCAATCTGTTAGGTTTACGTAACCCGGACAATCTTGATACTAATATTAAATTAATAGATAGCGGGTTTGTCTGAGACAACGCTGTTATACTAAAGATAAATTTATTGCATGCCAAATGCTGAGAACAACCTCCAGGAGGAGTTAAATAATGGCTTATTACGATACAATCAACCTCGTTGCAGGGGATGATAAACCTGAATTAAATTTCACATTGCGCGATTCTAACAATTCACCTACGGGCGTTACCTTAGATGAAGACAACCCTGAAACGTGGAGCCCTATTGATCTAACTAATGAAACTATAAGAGTTCATTTTAGAACTCTAGGCAGCGACACTATCCTAGATACTATGACGTGCTCCAAATACGCGCCTTTTGAAGATGGTAAGTGTGTCATGCAATGGGGAGATACAACTTTAGACGTCTCCGCAGGCACCTATGAAGGTGAAATAGAATTAGAAGATTTTGATGGGCGCAAGCAAACCCTATTCGATAAGCTAAAGTTTAAGGTTAGAGCAGGCTTCTAACCGTGGCTATCAGGGCTACAATTAGTTTAGTACAATTACAGGCTTCTACAGCTAGTAGAGTGCCGGCGGCACATACGTACTACAGAAAATACGCACTGACTGATTTTGCAGTTGTATCTGATAGTGATAACAAGAGACTGAGAAACACAGTTACATTAGATGACGTACAGTTTTTCGCTACGTCTAAACTTCTAGTAGATGACATAGCAGTAACCGAGTTTTCAGAGTTAGATATAAACAAACCACTGTCTGATATTGCCCAGGTTACTGAGGCTGTACAACGAAATACCCACAAACTGCTAAGTGATGCATCATCTACAACTGATCAGTACAGTTTAACACCGATTAAGGTTTTTGGGGAATCCCTAGAATTAACAGATGGTGTTGACAGTATGTCGTTGTATAAGAGACTACAGGACACTGCAGTAATTACCGATGACTTAGATGGCGCTGCTTCTACGTTAGACGAACAAACCATACACGTAACTAAGGTCATAAACAGCGTAGTGCCTATAACTGATAAGGTTATTGCAGCTACTACGTTTAGGCGTACGTTATTTCCAGAGTACACAAGTGTGAGTTCAGGACCAGTTGAAATTGAAATAGTGAAAGCTCCGATCCTTGAGTTCATGATGACTCGTGACTATTACCAAATGAACACCTACAAAGTATTTTTAGACCAGCCCGCAATCACCAGCGCAGGCTTAATAACAAATCAGAGTTATTGTAACCCTGATTATTTAGCAGAGGATTACGTTGGTGCTTCTGTAAGATTTTAAATAAAGGAATTTAATATGATAAATGAACAATTAGGAATTAAAGGTGAGCTACGTATTGTACTTACAGATAAAAATGGTAAGGTTAAAGAGGATCGCAAAGAAACTAACCTCGTGGTAGCTTCAGGTGTTTCTTATATTATTGATCGTATGGTATCGAGTGACTCAGGTGTAATGTCCTTCATGGGCGTTGGTAGTGATGTGGTACCAGCGCAAGCAGGGGATATAGCCTTAGGTGCTGCTTCAAGTGTCAGGCAAGCGCTTACATCATCAGAAATTGTTGGACCAGATAGCAACCAAATTACATATACTTGTGCATTTGGTGCTGGTGTAGGTACAGGTATTATTGCTGAAGCGGGTATATTTGCACAGGAAGAGGCAGGCACTATGTTGTCACGCACGTCGTTCCCGGTAGTTAACAAGGCCGCAGATGACTCCATGATTATTACGTGGACTATTACGTTATCTTCACTTTAACTTGAGGTAGACTAATGTCTGTAATCGTAACTAGGAACTCTAAAGGGGCACCTCTAACTAATGCTGAGTTAGATGCTAACTTTGAAAATATCAATGCAGAAAAGTTGGAAGTCAGTAATAACTTAAGTGAGTTAACTGATACGACTACAGCCAGGTCTAACCTAGGTGCTGTGAGCCCCACTGATGCTGCAAATAATGCTATTGCGATGGTGATCGCACTTAGTTAGGAGAACACATGGCTAATACATTTAAAAGAGTAACATCAAAAAATATAAGTAACTCACTTGTCGATGTGTATACAGTACCGGCGGGCATCACAACAGTAGTTATCGGAACTGTAATATCTAACTTAACCCCCATTAGTGCTAATGTTCAAGTGATCATCAATGATGGTGCGTCTGATATTAATGTTATCGGAGTAGACACTCCAATACCACCAAGTACAGCCTTATCATTCTTAGAGGGTAAGATGGTGATGCAAGCAGGCGACATTATGCGAGTTAAAGGTTCTGATATTAATCAACTAGATGTACACATATCTATTATGGAATCTGACTAGTGGCTACATATATCGGTAAAGATCCATTACCGGAAGGATATCAGTTTAGATATAGCTTTGAAGCTGGTGCGGAGCAGACAATTATTAACTTTAATTATAATGCTGGGTACATTGATGTATTCGCCAATGGTATCAAACTAAAGAACGGCGTAGATTTTACAGCTATTGATAATGTTTCTATTGTGTTTACTGAAGGTCTAGTTGAGGGCACTGAGATAGATGTAGTGGGTGTAAAAGCTTTTGAGATAGCTAATGTGTATACTAAGCTAGATGTTGAAAAACAAATCTCAGATGCTTTATCAACGTTTAGGTTACAACTAATACAGGATTTTAACTTATGAGCAGTAATGGAAGAAAACTAGCTGATCTAATAAATGCAGCAGGTAACGTACGTGTAGCTACAGAAGCCAAAATTGGTTTCATGTCAGCAGATGATAAGCTTAAGCTTGATGCAATAGAAACTGGTGCTACAGCTGACCAAACACAAGCTGATATTGCAGGCATAGGTATGCTTAAGCAAGATTTGTCTAATCTAAGTGGTACGATTGACCCTGATAATTTAGCATCGCTACAGGGACCAATAGGACCTTATGGCCCTCAGGGAGAACTAGGCCCAGCATTTGTGTACGAAGATTTTTCAGAAGCACAGCTAGTCGCATTAAGTACTGGTCAGCCGGGTGCAGATGGACAACAAGGTACTCCAGGTGAAAATGGCAGTAATGGTAAGAACTTTGTGTACACCGATTTTACGGACTACCAACTATATAATTTACAAGGACCTCCAGGTGCCCCGGGCGTACCTGGTATGAAGTTCTCTGATTTTTCAGCACAAGAAGTTGAAGATCTAAGATTTAACTTTGAAGACTTTACGCCAGCCGAATTAGAAAGCTTAAGAGGACCTATTGGCCCAGGCGGTTTAAACTTTGATACATTAACTGATAGTCAAATAGCTGAAATTACAGGTCCTCAAGGTGACGCTGGTACCCCAGGCGGACCTCCAGGCCCAACAGGCGGAGAGGGACCTCCAGGCACCAACGGTAAAGATGGAGATCCGGGACCTCCAGGGCAAAGTTTCTATGGTGGACCCCCAGGTGTTGCAGGAAACAATGGTATAGACGGTAGAGATGGTGCACCAGGCGCAAGCTTTCTATATGAATACTTCACAGCAGATCAGTTAAATGATTTAAAGAATGGCCCAATTGGCCCTATCGGTGTAGATGGACCTACTGGCCCAGTTGGTCCTGCAATGAAGTACGCAGACCTTAATGTTACGCAGATTAGCGAACTAAAAAGTACAGTACCAGGTCCTGTAGGACCTGCAGGGGATCCTAGTGTCACATTCGATGATTTAAGTAAAACACAAAAAGCTGAACTTGCGGGTATAGATGGTCAGGATGGTGACGCATTCACCTTTGCTATGTTTACCCCTGAACAACTAGATGATCTAAGACTTCTAGGTGGTCCTGCAGGTAAAGATGGTGTAGATGGAAAAAACTTCTATTTTAATCAACTAAGCCCCACTGAACTTTTGTCTATAACAGGACCTACCGGCCCTAGCGGCGGTATAGATGGTATCGATGGAGCCAGAGGAGCTTCAATAAAGAGTGCTCTACGTACGGATTCCTACGTGGACGCCTATAATACCGTTATCCTCGGCAACTTTCTTGAATTTTTCGATGAAGATGGTACGTATGTAAATCGCGTTAACATGCATGATGGACTTACCTTTTTTCCTACGTACATTTCAGATGAGACTTCAGAACATGTAGGTAAGGTGATCTTCTCAGATCCTACTGGTACGGAGCCTTCTGTACTTACAGGCGACCTACGTGGAACAAACGTAACTAATGTACGTCGTGATGATTCTGGCGACATAAGTAAGGTTGTATTCTCGTTCAACAACATACCGGATATGGAATATCCGACTAGTGATGGTGTTGATGGTAATACGATTACGGATATTACTAAAACAGAGGGTATCGTAACAATACATACTAACAGTATTACAACTCCTACCTTCCAGTATGCAGTGTCGGATGGTGATGGTTGGTCTAGTGCGAGCTATGACAATATCACACACCAGATAACATTCAATTCCTACCAAGGTCTAGGGTTTACTACAGGTAACTTAAAAGGTGAGATAGGTGATACTGGGCCTTCTGGTAAAGCTTTTGTTATGTCAGGTACATACACTACATTAGTGGAGTTACAAGCTAGCACAGCTTTAGAAGGAGAGTTCGCCATGTTGGTGAACTCAGATCCATACCATGAAGACCATGGTAACTTGTACATGATGACTAGCGAGGGTACGTGGACATTCTTAACAGATATGTCGGTACCAGGTGCTACTGGAATACAAGGTGATCCAGGAAATGCGATTACTAGCATTACTAAAGCAGCTAGTACAGTTACAGTTGCAATGTCGGACGGAACTAACTTTGGTTATAATGTTGTAGATGGTAGAGGTGTGACAGGTGCAGTACATGAAAACGATGTGCTTACATTTAATTACACAGATGGTACAGAAGATAACTACCCTCTAGTACAAGGCCTAGATGGTAAAGGCATTACTACTATAGACAAGGTCAACGAAACATTAACTATTAGTTATGACAACGGGGACCCTGCAGATACTTTCCATATTCCTGATGGTAAATCCATAACTGGAATTACTAAAAGCGGACCTACAGTAACGATTGAAATGTCAGATGCATCTGTGTTTACCTACAGTGTTGTAGACGGCGCAATAGGGCCAATAGGACCAATAGGCCCCATAGGAGTCACGGGAGATACAGGCGACACAGGCGTACAGGGACCAGCAGGTCTTGTAGTAGAGTCAGTATCTTTCGCACCTAATGATCCAACACCAGGAGTTTTATACTTAGTACAGGCATAACATTATGATAATATTAAAAAACGAAAAATTTACTCTAGAGGATGCGGAATATACGTACCTAAACTTTACTTACAATATACAAGTAGATATTCAACAAGCGAGTGGTGAAGTTACCCCAGGACAAATACGTGTGAACGTGTTTAATGTAGTGCGCTTGTATTTAGATGGTGTAACAGACCTGAAGGAGCATACGGATATGCTAAATGCCTTTATAGACGAATTCATACGCACCTTAAATAACATAGATGACGTTAGTGTAAAAATAGATACTATAACAGAACATCTTGAGGAAGCACAAACAGAAATAACTAATTACGTGGCAAATAGCACAGAACACCTGGAGACATAAGTATGGCAATATATTGGGTAGACATTCACCTATCATCACCAATTGGGGGTTCTGACGGAACAACAGGTGTAGGTACAGAAGGTTCGTATAGCAATCCTTACGATATATACACTAGTATACCGGGGCTAATTTCTACTGACGAAATCCGTGTTAAAGCTACCCCAGAAGCGGCGTGGATTACACCAACAGGTGATTCATTGAAGTTCAGGACAACTACCTCTGGATATAGTGACCACACACTGCCGTATGTTACTGGAAAAGAAATACGTAAACACCTTAGTGACCTCTACACCGGTGGTGCAAACTATACTTATAACATTGAATGGTATATGATGAGCTATGGTGATGAGTTCTACGCTACTGCATATAGAAACTCCAGCAATCGGACATCAGGCTCCTCAATTATTAGGTGGAGAGATAATCGTGGAAAGTACTACTACTGTGATCAAACTTACTACACATATGCTACTACCAGTTCTTACTACAGCAAAGTATATCCGGGCCTCAACAAAGGCACTAGCTTTTATCAGTACCTTAACGGTCCTATACCTGGGGATACAGAAACGCAAGCACAGTTCTTACATTCCGACTATGTACTATGGCCTAGGAGTGATGACCCTAGAGGTTTCACCGAACCAAAGGTGAATTCCGGAAAAACGGATTACTGTTTCCCATATATGAGAGGAACGCTAACCTCGGGGTGGATATCTGAAACTGTACGTGGGGGACCGGATATAGTATCAGTGATGAAGCAGTCCTATTATGATACACAGGAACATCAATTGCTTTTCACAGATAGCAGAGAATCAGACGTTTTAACGGGTTCGACCTATCCGAATGACTATCAATATACCTACATGCAACTTAGCGAAGAGCTTACTGCACCGTTTAGATATACGGAATTGGACGTACCAACAGAAGCTGAGCGTGAGACCGGGATACTCAAGAATGGAGATATGACACCATTTGTAAGCATGTACCAAGCTAACTTCTATTCCGCCAATGGATTGTCCACCAACCAACAGTGGCGTTATATCTTTGATGACTTTTACGACGCTAATGGGGACCGATTGTTCCCTGACAATGCAGCAAGGGATGCGTACTTAATTAATGAAGATAACCCAACATGGGGTACAGCTAATTACCCCTCCGGCCATAAATGGAACTTAACACCTACTGCGGCTTTTCCAGCACGTCTTTCAAGAATGGAGATTTGGTTGAATGGTGACTACATTGATTATAATTCATCCGCCGGAAATTGGGGTGCAGGCGATGAAGTAACTATGGTTCTTAACATAACAAAAGGGTCTATATCAGGAGCCAAGTGGTATTCCGCCTATTATGGTACTTATTATTTAAAGGATGAAGATGGTTTATCCTCTGGAACTGGGGGAACTCAAAAACAATTTAGAGTGACAGGAAAAGCCTCTGGTTATCAAGCGCGCTACATGGTTTTATATATAGACATTCCTATTGATTCTGATTTGGAGTTTGAGCTTAAGATGCTAGGCGCACCACCAGTTGCAGGTGAGTATAAACCTATGTATTGGGGGGGACATCTTGATGCTTCTAAAGTGCAAAAGTGGGACAACTTTTATAGTAACACTGATATGATAAAAGGATTGCCAAGGGAGAGTTTTTTGGACGTAGCTGCTCCAGAACTTATCATAGGCACTTCCCAGAGAAACTACTATGGTGGCAACATCTGGATGTATGGAAAAGATGTTGAAGTACATAACCTTGTAGCTTGTTGTGGGCGTAGGGATATAGCTATAGGGTGTACTGGAGACTTTAAGGCACAACACGTGCAGGGGTATTATGTAAAACGGTTCATTGCTCCGGGAAAAAGGTACCCGCACCACGTGTTTGGAAATCCAAGTAGTTTGGATACAGCAGGCCCTATTACTTCGCGAATGAAAGATCCTTCAACAGATATCGAAACTATTTTTGCGTACCAACTATACGGGAAGGCCTTTACTTCGGAGCTAGGCTCACTGGATTCCCCTACGGATGGTATTTACAGTTATTACTGGGAAAACTACCCATACCGATCACCCCTGGATAATAATTGGGGAGTATGTAAAACCTGGACCGAAGAACCGTATACAATTTCTTTTGGAGGACTACACGTCATAATTAATTATTTATATAACGACTACCGTGGCGTTCGCATGTCTTCTGGGGGCAGAGAGTATACAAGTTACCGTGATACAAGTACTAGTTACCTGGCTCCCCTGCATACAGTCAGATCTATTGATAAGGGAAACTATGCCAAGTATGGGCCAACAGAAGACTTCTCAAGTGTTACTTTGAGTAATGAGTTCACAGCTGAAGGCCTAATCCCACAACATCTTGATTATTTCCCTGACGGCGGTAGTTATGGGTTCACTCTTAGCTACGTAGGTTATACACATGATTATTCTTATGAAAACTCAGTTGGTGCGGAGACCACCAAAAGGGTGTATAAGGAAACATCCATTTTGAATGCAGATAGAAAACTAGGGTATTGGGATACGTTGGGGCAAAAGTTAGAAGACCTTACTACTTTTAATGCAACGTCTACTACTAGCAACAGTACTGACCTGCGCCGCAACGAGTACTACAGAGGTAATCTTATTGACATATTATCCACTTCTGATGAAGGTAGACCGATCCAAGTATTAATACCTTGGAGTGCTGGTATGGCAGCTATTTTGTACAACAGTGATGACTTCGAACAAAAAATGACGCTGCATATAATGGCTGAATGCAAGAATAACATTTATAGAATGTTAATAAATACCAAGTCGGTAGGGTTTGATAGTGGAAGCCAGATAACTCTAAGTTTCCCTTTTGCTATTATAGGAGGGGGTGTGCAGATTGCAGTGATGGCGTTACAAGCGTTCGAAATAGCTCAACCATCGTCATGGGTTTCGCTAGCTGAAGGACAAGGGACAGCTGGGGTTCCATATCAGATGCCTGATGGCGTTACTGTTAATAAAGACACACCTATGTACCTCTACATTAAAGCGGATACTGCAAATGTATCCAAACTTTGTATCCCTAACGGAGTTAAGTTAAGTGTATAGAATAGGTCACGATGATGGTAAGTACAGGATAGGTTCTGATTCATCTAGCAGTACCACTATACCGCCTAAGATGTACTATGAAGGTAAGCTTATATCAGGAGCCTGGATGATGAATAGTCAGGGGGTTTTGGTAGAAGTTATCCCCTACACAGTACCTTCTGAGACTGGTGGTGTCTATACGAAGATTGCTACTCCTGCATTTGTAGGAGCAACGTCTACCTATGACACTAAACTAGACTTAGATGCAGGTATCACCTTGAGTGCCTTTGTAATAGTAGGCACCATACGACAACCTTTCATTCTTGACAGTGATACAGGGATAGTACAGTGCCTGTTTTCAGAGGCTGGTACCCATAATTTTTTACTGAGAGGTACTTTAACAAGTGGTGAGTACCTGTATACTCATTATGTATGGGATGTCAACACTACTGAGTAGTGGTGTGGTATCTCGCTAGGTGCATTAATATAGGTATATAAGTATGGCAGGAAAGCAAGATTTAGAAGATGATTTTAGAAAACTAAGGTCAGACATGGATATGTGTAGCGCCAGTCTTTCAAAAGATATTCAACACTTGAATAGCACTATGGAGACGCCTGAGTGGATTAAAACCACAGCAGTAGCTTTGATTTTCGCTGTGTTTGGTCAAACAGTGGTTGCAGTTTGGTGGGCTTCACAGATATCAGCTGGTCAGGCAGCGATGT